TTTTACTACCCGTATTACTGCTGCTACTGCTACTGCCTAAATTATCTTCAACGACATCCATAGTATCAAGCATTCTCATTAAAAATGGCGATTTAAGCTTGAATAACTTGGTAAATAGTTTATCTGAATTAAAAGAGCTTAAAGATATATAAGAAACACTACTTGGTATCTTGAATATGTATAAAGAAATACCATTAATCTGGTACTCTATTACTCCTTTTTGAAGCACCTTACCAGCAAAATTTCCTTCTTCATCTACTGATACAATAGCATAATTGTTAGCATTTAACTTACCTACAAAACCGTAGTATGAAAACCCTGAAACATCAATAGGTTCACTTATATCATACGCACTATTTGTAATTTTATTGCCACTTTCAGACCAGCACATACCGGCATTTTTCCATGTTATATCCATAATTTCACTATTTCTATTTTGGAAATACCATGAAACTTCATCTGCTGTATATTTAACTTCGGAATACTCCGTAGCTTTTTCAATATAGCAAGAAAATTTCTCCGTAGAATTGTTGTAAAATCTTATATATTGAAAATCTGCATAGCATCTTATTGTTATTTTGCCTGATTTAAAAAAAGTAGTAACACCTACATGGTTTGTTCCGTCATATACAAAAACTACTACATCTGATGTATCTGGTGTCTCAATACCAATGGTCACTAAATTTCCTTTGTTTAGGAAATCAGCTTCCATATCTATGCTTCTTGAAGATAATTCTCTTTCAACCCTATTTGGAGTTGACAATATGCCTTTTGCGTTGTTTAAGAAACCGTTTTCCGACAATCCGTTTTCAATATTCTCAAACCTTTCCTTGTTACCAATCCTCACTTTTACAGTTACGTTTCCTGTGCTTCCAGCGGGGAAAAAAACATTAACACTGTCATAATCGTCAACAGCAATAAAAGATAATGTGCCTGTATTATATACAGTTCCATGTGGTTTACCGCCTTCATTAAAAGGTTTTGTATACACTTGTCCTTCTGTAGTTCCATCACTCTCAATAGAAACAGTGTACATTAAACCTTTTTTAATCAAAAATGGAACACCTACAACGTTTCCTCCTGTTATAGTTCTTTTCACTTCCATTTCAGAAGTATCTGAACCGCTTGCTACAATATATGTTACTCCTTTCTGACTCATAGCCGCTGTCTGACTGTTTCCAAGCGTATGAACCAAAGTTCCATCAAAACCACGTAGCGGTAGTTCATTCCAAGTATGAACACCATCGCCAATCTTATACTGGTTAGGGTCATCGGTCACATACCCTACCTCACCTTCAAGCAATATGGGATTGTATTGCGCCCATCTTGCGGCGGCGTCTCGCCTTTGTTGAATTCTGTCTGCCATAAAATTTTGTATATAATCATTAAAATTAAAAATGGTGAGAAATGCTATTTTTTTAATTTAGCAATCTATATTTCATACTATAACTGCTTAATCTTTATGGTCGCAATACAATCCCATATAGTTCTAATATTACGATTAAAACAACAAATCATAGATTAGCAGATACGTCTTGGATTAACACTACAAGTGAAGTATCTACTTATGTAACTACTTTCAAGATGCCTGATTCGTATGTAACTGTAACATTTTAATTAACAACAAAAGAAAGGAGCGGAAATTTCCGCTCCTTCCCCATCTTAACACATGCAAAATCATTTGCTTTACATAGGAACAGTTCTGTCTCAACTATCCCTGAGCTGTGCCGCAATCGATGTTTCTTGCTCCTCCATACTTACTATCCGCACGACCTCCGTCAAATACTCGGCTATCAAGTGCAGATAGTTTCATTTGTAATTGCCACTTGGGTCCAGCTTCCCAGCTGTATATAGCGTCCTCAGTCGGGTCATCTTCATTATGAACTGAAACAATCTCTCCTACCTTAATGTATTTTCCGTCATTACCTACTGGAGCTGATACGTCAGCATTCATATCCGACACGCTATCATAAGTCTTTCGGATAGTCAAGTTGTAGAAGAAGTACGCTTGGTCAGCGGAACTTATAATGTTCGTAGGTACTGTTTCAGCACTCCAATATTGAGCGTTCCAAACGAATATAACTAAACATGCTTCCATTTCCCCATTAGTGATAGAAATGGGGTCACCGTTCATGTCACGAAAGTTCTGAAAGATAGTTGTACGGTCTTGGGCAACTCCTGCTATGTAGCAAGCACGACTATCATCGGGTTGTACGGGTTGTGTAGTCGGTGTAGCTACACCGATGAAAGGTGCGTTAGCAAGCAATTCCAAGCTCCGTATGTATTCCAGCATATTCAAAGCAAACGCTTGATGGTTTTCGGGCTGTATCTCCGTACCGTTTGGACGCCCCATCAGCGTGCTTATTATCATATTATATGTATCATCATATCCTGCCATAGCTTGAACTTTTTAGATAAACTTTTCCCAATCAATCTTTCAAATCAGATAAGCGAATGGATTGTTCCACTGCTGATTCTGATTCATCAGAGCCGCCGCAGTCATCGGGTCATAATCACGTCTATTACCATTTGCTAAAATAGCAGCTGCTAACGCATCATCATTGCCTCTGTCCAGACAATAAATCTTACCGACATTTTCGTCCATAATTAAATGAACTTAGTTTAACAATAATTTTACTTTTGAATAGGCTTTCGCCATATTCGATTATGTTTATACCTGTAGTTTTATTTTATGGTTCAACTAAATCGTAACTTATAACAATTTCAACATCCTCAACAGTTTCCTTAATAACATGATGTTTGTAATCTTCAAGCAACTGTTCATTGCTTGGAACTGATGAGTCCTTTATATCCCTTTGAATCCATAATCCAATTGCTTCTTTCGGCTCCAGTTGTTCAGAAATCAATACTGTATTATCAGCCTTATTAGATAATTCGCCTAAAAATTCTGCCTTAAAACCTTCAGTGGTTATGTAAAAGCATTTAAGTGGAGTTTCCAATAATGTATCATCACGTCTGCCAATGCGATACTTTTTTTTAGATATTCTTCTTATCTCGTATGTTTCATCATTGGAAAATGCTTTTTCAAAAGCCTTCCACGTTCCTTCCCAGCCTTCTTCCTGAACAACAAAAGAAATGCCGAATGGATAAAGTGCTATTTCTTCATCTTTACCAGCATATTGAGTAACTTCCAAATCAACGCAAGCTCGGTAAAATGAAGCGTCATGAAATTCAGCTGACATAGGCTCCTGATAACGGCTCGAAATACTTTCCATCCGATAGTTGTCTGAACTAACAGCAACGGCTGCTACTTTGAATGTAGCTACGTTATCAACATCCGTTACTATTTTCAATTCAACGTTCTTTACGGCTGTTTCTAATTGGTTAATCAAACCAAGCGCAATAGTTTCTTTCTGCTTCTTCTCCAAAGTATAAGAAGAAATCATATCAAATAAACTATTCAAAGCAGCGTTGGGAGCTGGAGTGGAAGAAATATATCCACCCAAGCTCTTACTTGCATCTGTTTGAGGATTGTCCTCACTTTTGACTAATGAGGTGCTTGCACCTGTTAAATATAGTAACATATCAAGAATAATTACGTTGTTTAGCTTCAGGTTCAATAGTAGTAAGGTCAACGACAAATGAGCTTTCGGAAAGAGTTTCTGTCTGCCCGTTGACATTTTCAAATTGAGCAATAGCAAGATTGCTGAAAGGCTGTTGATTACCGCTATTGTCCATAAGACGGTATTTGATGGTTATAGTGACTTGATTGTCAAAATTCTCTACATCATTGCTCGGATAAAAAGCATGTACCTTAGCTCTTGTGTATAAATTCCAAATAGAACTTCTGAAATAGAAAGGTATGTTTGGACGGTCAACATTGTTAGACACTGTAACTTCATATTCAATCTCATTACAGTTAGGAACAATGATGAAATCATTTCCGCTATCCAATATAATAGAAGTATCAAAATTGGAAATGTACAAAGACTTATTGCTATTGTCATCAATCAAAGCATACTTCATATTAGCTCGGTTTACAAGCAGCCATCCTCTGAACATACCGTCAGGAATGTTACCAGTTCCCAAGAAATTACTTTGTCCACTAATGATGTTGAAAGTATTGGAAGTGGAAGTGGTAAGCAACTCATGTCTTGTTACCGTATATCCGTGTTCCATAATCAATTCAAATTCTGCAGCAGCACTACCTACAGCATGAATACCTCCAACAACCCCAGTACTCAATAAACTTACCAATGGGTCAGTAGAATTGTCTGATTCATCGGATTGAGTGTAAGGATTGTTAAACATATATCTTATTCTTTCATCCGAAACATTCATTGAACCACTGGCGTCAAATGATATCATAGCAAGAATGAATTCATCTTCCGATACAGCTGGTCTATCCTCTGAATCAACAACCTCTATGTTATAAGAGTCATATTCATAAATCATTTTGTTATCTTCAGTAGGTTGGAAGCCAGGTGTGAATGTTCCAACAACTGAATACTTTATATTGCTTTGATTTACGAATGACCCCGAAAGTAGTGCCGAAGTATCAGAAGTAACTGAAACAACTTCATATTCTCCGTTATTTCTCGTTGAGTTGAATTTAACCTTAACAGGAAAATTGGGCTGACCTCTCAATACCTTAGTGAATTCAGTTCCAATGCCTGAAAGTGAACCGTCCGAATTGATGCTAACAGTTCCTTGTTCTTCATTGGTTACGGCTCTTGATAAGATGACCCAACGGTTTGAACCAGTATTTCCTACCGACAATTCCAAGTCATCCGTCATTACGATAGCATCCATATTGCTATCAAAAGCAATACCAGCATTGATTACAATTACCGAATTACTACCCGCACGTGGCGTTACTTTGAAGTAGGAATTTGACGCATTTTCAACAATACCGAAGTTTTTTGATATTGCCTTCATTGCTCTTTTCCATCCATCTTCTTCCAAGAATTTGTTGAACCTTTGCAGCTCATTAACCTCAAGAAAAAGATTGGAACTAAATTTCAATCTTGACATATTTTTACGCTTTTAATAATTACTCATGAAAACAAATATATCTGTTGTGTTATATGGTAACAAATACTTTTCTATAATATCTGTTATTTCATCCTTGCTTTGACTATTATTGTTGTTTCTAACATAGCTGTAGAATATCCTTTGGCTTTGTATGAAACCAAGGCTGTGAGAATTTTCCTCACCGCTTTTTAACGGCAATATGTTCGTTCCTCTTACCAGCGGTCTTACTTTGTAATCCCAAATCTTCACGTCAAATGTAGCTGTTCCGTTTATCTGTATCTTGGGCAGAATGTATTTAACAAATGAATTGTTGAAATACAAATTGGTGCCAAATCCTAAATTTGTAAGATTTTCATCCATGCTAACAGATGAATAAGCGTGCAAAATTCCTCTGGCATAATACCAATTGTTCCCTTTCCATTTAGACAAACTTTCCAAAACAAAAGTTTCCGATATTTGGTCACCATTAGGAGTTATGAAAGCATCGTTCAACCTATTACCTAAAATGTCAAATCCTTCTACTCCAAACAGTAATTTGTTATTTGAAGAACCACTACCAACTACTTGGAAAGCGAATGTTATTTCATAATCTAAACGTGAATCAACTACAATTAAATCATCAATTGATACCTCCGTATCTTCGTTCACACGACCTAAACCGACAGTGGTGTTTGAAGTAGTTGTTTGGAAAAGTCGCAAAACCTTTTTATTGTTGAATGTCTGCAACTCATAATTTCCTCTGCCGCTATTAGTTATAATGAAGTTATTGATATCAACAAAATCTTCTGTGTTTTCCTTAGTCTTGTTCAAATAGTAGGCTTGAGAAGTACCACGATACATAGGAGAACATTGTCCAAGACACCAACCTACCTTATACAACGGAACATTCTCATACAACAGCTCATCGCTCGGCTTACTTCTTAGAAGTCTTATAAATTCTCCATCTATGGGCAGCGGTTGACCATTTACAACGTCACCCTGACGCTTAAATATCATCGCTGTTCCTCTCTTTCGTATCTCATCGAACAGATGCTGAGAAAGAAATTGAAGCTCTTCCAAAGTGATATTTGATTCATCAAAGTACAAGCCATATTGTCTTACGTTTTCACGCATCAAATCAAAATCGTCTTTGAAATTTTCAAATCTCGTGAAGAAACGTATCATTATAGCGAAGAAACGTGCCACGCTATAAAACACATCAATAAAGTCTGCATCTTCTTCAGCATCTGAATTAGCAGCTCTGATTATGTAATCGGGCAAAATGCCTCTGTAATACAGCTTCTTGAATAAATTTTCTTCTAATTGACGTAAACCATCTGTACCAACAATATCAGCGAATATACTGGAAGACAAAGTAGGAGCGACAAATTGAATTTCCTCCCTTGACCCATAGAAGTCTATTGTTTTGAACTCTATTACTCCAGTTTCATCTGTACCAGTACGGGTAAATCGGAGTTGGATGGTGAATTGACCGTTGGCAACGAATTGACCGTTGGCAAGATTTTCATTTGTTAAAGCCAACCAATTACTCCAAAAAACTCCGTCTGCTGAAACACGGAACTCTTTGTTCACTGTCCTTTCATCTGTTATTCCTTCCCATACGTCCGAATACTCCGTGAATTGGATACGTCCGTTTATCTTAGGAACAACGTCAATGATAAGAACATCACCTATTGCTTGTAATATACTATCCTTCATATATCAAGTTTTCATCTTGTTTATTATACTTATTGGCGTCATCACCGTCAGGATTTATTACCAGTTCACCGTCATCGTTGATTTCACCAACCGTATCTCCCGAATAGGTCAACATCAATTCTCCCTCTTTTCCCGAAACATTGTCAATTATCTTAGCACTGTCTAAAACATCTGACTTGTAGATAGAAGGAGTTTTTGACCCATCTTCGTTCATATCAGCAAAACAACTTATAAGAAAATCACCAGTTTTGGTGTCAACTTCGGTTGTCGTTTTTACACTTACTTCCGTTCTCATATCAAATAGTCATTAAAACAGAACTTGAAAATGAATCATCAGGCTCATTGGGATAATAGAACTCACTCAATACGCCACCATTGTCTTCTATGATATTGCCATCCAAATCTCTCAATACAAATCCTCTAATGCGTGGCAATTGATATTTCGGTACGTTTATATCAGCGTGCGGAGAAAAGTGCGTATCAGGCACGTATCTAACACCCTCAACATTTTTAGCGGCATACAACAAGTTTTCCCATTCTACCTTATCACCATATTGCCAAAAACGATAGTCAAAAAGTTTTGACATTTGAATCTGTATGTTCTTGCGAATTTCGTCTTGGTCATAAGCAGGGTCAAAATCTACTCGGAACTCAACGTCAACTGTCAGCCAGTCAACATTATTGAGCTTCAAAGCATAATCTGTAGAAGTTCTCAAAAGCTCGGACAAAGAAAGATATTCTTCAGAACGGCTGAGAATTTCATTGAATTCATCTTCCGTGAAATCCTGTCCGTTTACTGAAACAACAATCAAATTCAAACGTCCGCTTTCGTCCGTACTACCTTTGAACAGTCTTAAAACATTGTTATTGATTTTCATAAAGACTTGCTCAAGATAAGACAGAGTTGTTCTTGACAATTGATTGATACTTTCTTTTATCCTCTGTCGGAACAGGTCATCATCTTCTTGGTCACGACCTCCAGTTGCAGCATACTCATTTGTACAATTTATATGACCTTCAGGAATTGGAGACACTTGGTTTATGGAAAGAGCATCTACATTAGCAGACAATCCACTCTGCAAACTTCTTACCTTAACATAAGCATATCCATTTTCACCAACCGTCACACTCTTTTCGGGTATAAATACAATTCCCGAAGTAGAAGTGAACTGATGCGTTCCTGCTAAATAAGACGTTCCAGCGTCAGCAATTACTCTAACATAAGTTGAACTTGCCGTTGCGCCAAATCTCGGAGCTACGCCACGAATAGCAGCTAACTGGTCAAGATAATCTCCATAAGCAGTATCAGGAAAGATATGACCTTCAATGATAGCTTGATTAGCCAATGTTCTTTGAGCAAGTTTTCCGCATCCGTATGCAATACCGTTCAAAACTGACTCATCCGAAACGTCACTCACCTTATCGGTTTTGTTGAGAAATATCTCCAACCATATTTGCTTCAATTCATCTACTGATGTTATTTTCGTTATCATAATCTTAATGTTTTTACAGTTGAATACGAATACTTGGTTTGAATAGAACAAGTGACATACAAGTCGCCATCTTTGAATTCAACGTTTGTAACTTCTATTGATTCAAACAAATCATCTTGAAGAAATACGCTCTGCAAGTCCTTTACCAATTCAGCATAATTGTAATTAGCCATATTGGTACCTTGAAGCGGATTTTTACCAAACGCAGGCATTTCAGGAATGTTACCACGCTCAAGCTCTAATAGAATATCACATTTTTGTTCAACGTTGTCTTCATATTTCTTAACGGCAATATCATTGTCTTCCAGTGTTATCTTGCGAGCAATATCCTTACCATAAATTTGATTGCCTACAGGCTGTTCAAGAATTGTGTCAACTACTACGTCCACCTGATTATTTACAAAGGCAGTAACGGCAGACAATTGGTCAATTTCCCAATCTTTCTCCTGAAGGTCATTATCAATGATAAGACTTATTTCGCTAACACCATTGGAACTTATTTCTTCGGCTAAATCCTTAACGGTTTTCATGCCGCCAATGTTTCCCTTGACTTGTATATACGGCTGATAACCTCTTACCGTCTTAGATGTTCTGTAATACTTAGGCAATTTGGTTATCTTTTCCAAAGTATCATTAAGGTCTTGACAATACTCCTGAAGCTCCCAAAAACCGCAATTCGATAATCGGTGAGAAAAGTTTATGAACTGCTGCATCAGTGTTTTGCTCTTAGTCCTCAAAGAATTGAAATTGGAAATATAAGATGAATCAACACTTGCCGTATCTCCGTTGTAATATGAAGAAATATAGGAGAAATCATTTTGCATGAAATCCCTATATTGTTCCAAGTAGTCTAACAAGGCAAACTTGGTTATATTTTCAAAGTCACTTACAATATCACTAAACATACTTTAATGTGTTGTTACGTTTTACATCATTAATTACATTAGTCAATCCTTGAGCTATGGCATTGGAAGCAACTACTTTCAAAAGTTGAGCATTGTTCTGTTTACTACTCCTTACCGCTGAACCAGGTGCTATTGCCTTCAATTGAAGATTGTAGAACCAAAGCATGTTATTCTCAATACTCTGATCGAAAGAATAGCTCATGACGTCAACGACATAAGAAGAATTGAAAGAATAATTATTGAACAACAGAATGTAAGGTCTGCCTTGCGTGTCCAATTCATTAGTCTTTTTCAATATGTATTGTAACACTCTTGTAAGCCCATAACCACTTTTAATCGCTATTTCAACGCCAGCAATTTTACCAATATTGCCATTGAAGAAATTATTACCCTTTTCACTTGGGTCAACCATATCGGTAACAATCTTGAACTTTCTTCCGAATGTACCCTGCAAAGATATATTAACAGGAGCGAATGAGTCATTGAATAACGTCACCATACCATTCTTTGTCTTTGTTTGGGTCTGTATAGGAGTGGTGCTTTCAGTTATATTATTGGGCATTACAACGAATGAAATGAAGCCTACCTGATTACCTGAGCAATCAATGAGTTCAAGAGAACACATGTAATACTCGTAGTTATCAGGAGCCATAGCGTGAAGTGCCGCCTTACCTACGGTCATTGCAGCATTCAACGTATTTTCTATAACAGATGTAATTGCACTCATATTATTCTTTTCTATGAATTATAACTGTTTGTTCACGATATTGTACCAGTTCCTTGACCAGTTGTAGCTCCAGTTTGAGCGGTGGGGCTACCTGACGTTGATACTGGTATTCCTGGCTGTACAGTAACAGTAGCGGTCTTAATCCAAGCGTCAACTCCATCTGCTATTGCATTGGCAATGTTTTGTGCAAATCTTTGTTTAACTTCGTCTGAATTAGAAGTTTCATCAATTGGTTGGTCAAGCGCATTTTTTATTCCCTGAGTCAAAAACGCTCTTAATGCTTCAGTTGCTATTGGCATATCAATCTAAATTAGAAATTGTACTTAATATATTTTTCAATTTTTGCTGAGCAGAAGTAAATGATGCTATATTAACAGGAACAGAAGAAGTACCGACAGGCGTGACTACCGTTATCTGCTTAATAGCATCCAATATTTCGCTCAACAAATCTACAAGAGTTTGTCCAAGCACCATCGGCTCTTTACCGCTGTTTACATTGAATTTTCCAGCAACGGTAATGTTAACATTTTCTTCATTAGAAGTTATTACATTACCAAATTTATCTTTGAATTCCATCTTTTCTGAATCGCCAATCAAAGAAATTAGCTCATCATTCTTTCCATCCTTCAAAAATATATTAAAAGTATTTCTTGCTGTTGCTGTGAAATCATTAGCTGAAACATTTACCTTGCCGTCACTATCTATGTTAACAACGCTATCTTCTGAACCCGAAGCAACCTTGATATTGATATTAGCTGGAGTATCAGATTTTCCTACGACATTTATGTTTAATGTAGCCGAATTGGCATCTTGAAAAATTTCAACCGTCTTTCCGTCTATTTCCTGAACAAATCGGTTTTGATTTTCTTTCAAAAGGTTTGTGTAACCTTCTTCACTTATTATACCAATGACAATGGGGCGGTTTGAGAAGTTTTCCCTCAACCATAATACTGGCGTTCCCCTCTCCGTACTTTTTAACGGAAAGCGTATTTTTTGAAGAACGTCAGGCAAAATCTTAACAGCACTTATGTAACCATAACCAAAACCTCCATTGATTGTTACCGTAGATGTACGATAGCAATCATCAATATATTGTTGCCTTGTATTATCATCAGGAACTACAATAAAACCGATACCTGATTGACCTATGGGGTTGTTACCACCCCTATTTATTTCAAACTTTCCTTCCATATCACTTTTCAGATGTTAGTTTGTTTACATAAGTAGAAAGTATTTGCGACCTTTTCAAAAAGTATGCAAATACATTTATGTTTACTTTCCAAGATGAAAATACTTTCTTCCAGTTTTCAACTGTGATATTGTTGACGTCAAAATCTTCTCCAAAATCAATAATGTTGAAATAACTCATCAAATCTCCGTTGACTTCTTTACCGTCTATGTATTCTTGGAACATGCCTCTTGAAACATTCAAAGTCGTAGTGCGCTCAACTGAACTACCGCCGAAAGAAATACTGTTACTAACTGCATCCACATAGAATTGCTCATTGTTAGGCATGATAATGAGCGTTCCTCTCTTTATGCGTCTATCTCCGTTCAGAGTTATTGTGCCACTGCGAGTGAATGGTATATATGCGTTACTTTCAATGAGGTATTTCAAATCTCTTACAGCATTCTTGATTATGTTTTCTCCGTTCTTCTTTTTCTGTTCATCCGTTGTTTGATTCCAATATCCGCTCATGTAGAAATTCACATACTGACTCTGAACGGTCAAATCTTTACTTCCCCATATAGCGGCATATTCAGGAAAGAAGATTGCGGGCATGTATAGCATGGTTTGGTCCAATCCTCCATACTCTGCGTAAGGTATGAGTTGATACCATGAGTAGATGCCTGTATTTGTCCATCCTATGTTTGTAGAAATTATTTCTTGCTCTTCGATTAAGAATGACGTCAGGTCTTGCATCTTATTCATTCCTTCCTTATCAAATGGCGGCTTGCGAACCATGAAATAATATTGGTCACCAAACGTATCTCCCGAAAGCTCTACCAAAGGTTGCTGACAGACTTTATTGAAGAAATTACCCAATGGTCCAGTTTGTAAGGCTATGCTGCTATCAAATATCTGTCTATGACTAACAGATGAATCCATAAGCAACTTCGTTATTTGCCATATACCAGGTGCCAACCTTTCCCCTACGGCTCCAACCTTAGTGGTAGTCTTAGTAACAGCGTCTTGTTCAATAGCATTAGCATCTGAATCAGCTGTAATATCAATGTTCATGTAATTAGATACTGAATCATCAATATTCTCGGATAGCATTGCCGTATTTCTGCCTTCATTCAAAACCTTACCTCTCCAAGTGCAACGCTCGGAAAGAAATGGCAAAGGATTGACCGCCACGCCACCCTTTCTTATCTCAAGATGAACGTGTGGTCCAGTACTTCTTCCGCACCTTGGAGTATCACTTGGGTCACCACTGCTATAAGCCAACAAATCACCTTCAGCAACAGTTTGTCCTCTTGAAGCAACCGTTTGATGAAGATGCATAAAGATAACATCATAATATATTGATGCCGTAGCTCTGAATCTCAATTTCATGTAAAGTCCTGCTCCATTAGCTTGAGTTGCTATCTGTATGATTTGTCCAGCTGTTGGAGCCAATATCTTAGTGTTGACTGGTACGGCAATATCAACTCCGTTATGTCGTCTGCCATTTCGCATACCCATTGGAGAAGATATTGTCAAAGAAGTTTTATTTCCAAGCCAGCCTTTTTTGAAAATTGGTATCATAATCTTACTTTATTTTAACATACATACCATCACCCAAATACGTCATTCCTTCGTTCAATCTCGGAACTGACGGAGTGTCTGAATTTCTCGCTCCGTTATCACCACCAGTTATTGGCTCATACTTATCCTCATTGACATTAGGCATATTAGTTCTAAAAGCATCGTTGTTAGGAACTTCCATTGATGAACTACTATCCGATTGTCCACTTCCTGAACTTGCTCCGTTTGCCGTTCCTTGAGTATTGGAAGAAACATCAGGATAAAGTTCAGCAAATCTTGTTCGCCTATCTCCCCAATCTTCAAACACATAGTTAGGAACTACCTCTATATTAGCAAGCTGAGAAATTACTCCCTTCATTATGAAGTCCAGTGAACGGTTGAATGGAGTGGCAAAAACGTCTATTTCGTTTGTCAATCTGCGAAGTCTGTTTATGGGAGTGTTATATTTATTTCCGCTCATATCAGCATTGCGAATATCGCCTTGTTTTCCCATACTTTCTGTATTAGCAAAAATTTGGCTCTCTCCCCAAACCGTAGAAGTATTGAAAAATAATGAACTATCATCTGTCAATAACTTCATCAAATCCCTACCGCTTACCGTAACATTTCCATTGCCATTAGCGTCTTGATAAACACTGACATTGTCAACCAATCCTATCATATCGAAAACATTACTACCCAAAGACTTTTCAAGCTCCAATTTTTCAAAAGAAATGAACAAAAGGTCATTGGATTGAATAAGCCAATTGAAGTAATTATGTTCCATGGCAACAATACCGCCTTTATGAAAGAATTGTTTACCATATTGGTATAAGTCTATTTGCTCAGCACGTCTATCCGTATATGTAAAAATCTTCATCAATGAGTTATTAGTATCAGCATAAGGCTCTATCTTTAACAATTGCTGAATGGAATTTATAATGGGCAATGTAATAGAAAAAGAACCACCCGACACCGAAACATTTGTAGTCATATTTACAATAAAGTCCGATATATCTACAAATTTATTGGTATTACTACGAATAGTGCCCAAAGCGTTCATATTGTCTAATGCGCCAACATAATATAAGGACTTGAACCAACCCCAAACCGAACACTCTGGATTGAGTTTCTTCGTGCTACGGTCAATATTGTATCCTTCGTTTTGAAGTATGTTTTGTATCTGCTGATTTTCAAAAGCATATATGTTATCGGTTTGAGATTCAAAATTTGTTTGAGAAATAGCAAGCTCATAAGTTACGTTCTTAGCCTGAATCTTAAGAATACAAGGACAAGGCAAAGTCATATCGCTTGTAAGGTCATCAGATGTAATTGAATCCTTACCTTTCTGCTTAGCATATTCAGCCTTCTCGTTCAAAGACATCTGATTGAAAATCATATCCCTATTATAATCAAACAGCGCATCAACGGAAATGACACTGGTTGGGATATGCTCTGCCTCCATATATTCTGCTAATGTTTTAACAGAAGAGTCATGATGATATAAAGTTAGATATTCCATGTTAAAAAACTCTTTGTTTAACTATATCAGCAAGTGACTTAGTACCAGTGACTAAATCCTTTACATCCTTAGCAAGATTTTCAAGAATGCTAACACCAGCGTATATTCCATCAGATGCTTTTATAAGCGTTGACGTCAATTCAGAAGTATATCCCTCAACTTGCTTAGCATAGGTATCTCTGACTGGAGTATTGTAAGTATTTATTACCTCTCCATTAGCAAGAGTTTGTCCAGCTCTACCGCTCGTGATACCCCTTAGAATAGCATCCCTACGTTCAGGGCTTTCTATGCTTGAAAGCAATGCTTTACCTGCCCAATATCCCATAGGTGTATCCGTACCTCCATACATATTTTGTATCTTCTGCATATAAGCTCGGATAATCTCACCTTGTTTGGCAGGGTCATTGATTGCTCGGTCTATCAGGTCTGAACGTCCAGCAGTTTCAGGCAGCAGTTCTTCTACTGTACCGTACAGCAACGCTCTCATACGGTCATTCTGAGGATTAGTAATGGTGTTACGCACAGCCGCAATGTCACTTCCAGTCCTACTATCCACCGTGTAGTTTTGCAGCTGAGCAAATGCCTCTATTTCTTTGTTAGCTATGCTAATATTAGGTCTATCTTGAAAACGCATGAGTTGTTGCATAACTCCTTGTTGCATATTCAGATATTCCTGAACTCTGACATAGTTACCTTGAGATACTCCGCTGTTTTGTATTCTTGAAAGACGTTCTACAAGGTTGCTGATAGCGTCCGTAGCATTCATTCCATAACGGTCATATTGACCTGCGGCTCCCAAAGCTCCTTGGTCAAGAGAAAAAACTCTTTCCAATGCTTCCTGATAATAGGCTTCTGTTATACCATCCGAAGCAACTCCACGTTGTCTTATTCTCCTTGAAGCAGATTGAGCAAATTCAGGAGCTGACAAACCCATGGAATTGATTCCAGCCAAATCGTACACAGGCGAATAATCCCAAAGCCTTCTGTACATTTCCTCTCTTGTCGCTCCGATTGAACCGCCACCGAAGTTAGGGTCATTCTGAATCAATGCGGCAAGTCCTGCCATTTGGTCAGATTTTTGAGCTTCCTGAGTAAGTAATGTACCAATGGTAGCAATAGGTTTAACCCAAGCAAGTGAACGGGCAGCACCTCTATCACTCATACCAAGCATAGAAGTAATGGTTTGAGCACCGCCCATAATAATGGAACCTAAATTACGACCTGCTACGCCACGGGCAAGTTGGTCAAATCCCATCATTGTTTGGATTGTCCTCAAACCCCAATCAATCTTCTTTTCGTCATCTTCACCGCCACTGGTGTCGCCACCTCTTTCAATATCCCTTATCTGTTGGTCAAGCTCACGAACTTTTGCAGCAGCTTGTCGGGCAGTTTCTTCATCTTCAGCCGTATCACGGTCAATGATGGCTTGCTGACGCTGCTCCCGAAGTTGACTCAAAAAAGAATTTGGATTCAAATTTCCTCCGCTCCTGCGAATTTCCTCCGTGAGTTCTTCAATGGTGCGGCTCAGTTCTTCTTCTTTTTGAGTTTGTTCTTCTTCGATAGCGGCAATATCATCATCGTACTGCCTACCAGCCGTTTCATAACGTCTGTCCCTTTCCCCCTCCCAACGGTCAATAACTCTCCTGACCTCATCGTCATCATCTATTGTAGAAATTTCTCGGTCAATGCTTTCGTCAGTATCTCTATCAATATCAGAATAGCGTTGAGTCATACGCTGTTGAGCCTGTTGGCGTCTTTCTTCATACTGGTTAGCTATCTGCTGACGTTGCGCTTGTTCAATTTGAGAAATAATGGGAGTGTACCTATCACTTGGTCTTTGATAGGTACTGGCTTGTTCAATTAACATCCTACGCAAGTCATCCATGAGTCTTGCGTTGGGGTCAAATATCGGGCTTTGACGATTGTCCTGACTATCAGTGGTGGAAGTACGACTATCACCACCTGGCGTAGTCGTGCGACCGTTATCAGGATTTGTTGGTTGAGCACCTCCAGTGTTTCTTCCTGTTATATCAATCGTTACGTTTGGCATTGTCAAATTCTTTTAAGTCCAAATTTTCATAATCTTCATCAATCTCTTTTTGTGAAACTTTAACACCGCTGACGTCATCAATCTGATACTCCTGTTCGTGCAAACGTCTTATCTTTTCATCTTCACGATATTCTATATACATGTCAATGAAATTCATCCGTCTGTGTTCGGGTGAACCGAAAGCAACATTATGTTTCCTTCTCCACCAATAGTCAAGAATAAAACCTGAGTGCCAACGATTAACAAAATCGTCAACACTCTTTCTCAGGTCATCGTTATTCTTGTTCTGTTGTATCATTAGTAGCAGATGAATAAAGTTGTCCCATAATCTTTGAATACCAAGGCAAAATCTGCTCTTTGTAAACAGTCACCAAAGTCTTAACCGTTTCTGGCTTCATCTGAGTGTAATCAATCCCATCTTCTTCTTCGGTTATGAAATTCTTCAGCTTTGGGCACATTACAGTCAAGAAGGCAATTGTATCTACAATATCCAATATAAAGTACATAGACTTTACACCTGATGCTGCGAATGAACCGTACTTGCCTCCAGTCAAAGCGTTTTTCAACGACTCAATGTCAATCAGTTGTCCGACATTAGGAAATTTAACTTGAAATTTCTTGTCGTTGTAAGAAATGGTAATTTCTCTTTCAATCATAATTTTTTACAATTTTTAATTAACAATAAAGCACCACTTCCAATAAGAAAGTAGTGCTTTAACTATAACTGTGATTTGACAAATTGTCTTATCAAGCCTGAGTGCTATTGAACAGAATAGGTGACAGATATTCAAACTCAGTATCTCTACCTGAAATTTGTTCTTCTTGTATGTCAAAACCTTCTTTGGTGGCGAACGCTCCAGCGACCTTTGCAAAGGTTTCATACTTGGCGCTTACCAAACCAGTTTCTGTATCAATCTGACCATCCTTAACTTTTCGTAGGATAGAAATTTCCAAACCATCTTCCTGAAGCAGAATAGCGTTTGCCCATTCCTCCAAAGAGTTGGCATTGCGGAATGTTCCTTTTTTCGCTACATTAGCCAAAAGGTTGAAATTGATAGTGTATGATGAACAAGTCAAACTACCTGACCATTCCAAAGCTGGAAGTTCAGAAGGAGTGAGAGTGCCCAATCCAGTCACACGACCTCTACGAATTTGCTCCGTAACACGGACATTCTTCATCTTACCCACCGTTACACTATTTATTTGAATAATAGCTAATGGAGCTGTCATTACTCTTTTTTCCATAGTCTTTCAAATTAAAAAGTGAAATCTAAAATGTTACCAACAAAGAACGTCTTGTTCACAGGTACGTTTGGAACAAAGTCGTAGGTAATGAAATAATCGCCATTGTTAGCAGATACTTTTACGTTCTTCCAACTTATAAGTAGATTATCATTACCAGTAGAAGCAACCAAAGAGTTGAGCTTGGTTTCGGTAAAGTTCTTCACTGATTCAGGTGAAGCCTGAGCAGCTGTCTGACCAGTAAACCTTGTTTGTCCTTCCAAGATAAGCTCTTTATTCAGCTGAGCCTTGATTAACTCAACGGACAACTCAAACGACTGACCGTCATCGGCAATAGTTTTCTTGTTAGCCTGCAAAGTTGTAACACCTTGGTTTACGCACCAATACCCTGATACATTGCGAACATGTAAGATACCAGCTTGTAGTGCTTTCTCTCTTTCTCGCTTCTTGAGGTCATAAGCGAATGATTGATAACCAACTCGCTTGAACGTCAAAGGAGTTTGAGCAGCCATACCAGCATTCAATCCTATGATAGCGGCAGCAAGGTAAATCGTAGGCAGCTGCTTCGTACCATTACCGTCCTTGCGGTCAACGATAGGTGAACCGTGAACAACTACTACCTGACCGCTGTTGAAATACTTAGCAATTGCCTGAGAACTGTTTGATTCACCAAGCAAGTCAGTATCATCCTGACCACCTGGAACAACCATGAACTCGGTGAACTTAGCATCCTGCTTCAAGAATGTAAACAGCTTACCGTTTGTTGCTGCGTCAACACCCTTACCGCTTGCAGCGTTCAAGTTAGTGCACAAGAAGAAAGTAACGTCAAGCTCATCAATAGCTTCCAAAATGTCGTCATACTCCGTACCGCTCAAATACTGAGTAGTACCGCCTGTTGCTAATGCCATTTTGACAGCAGCAAGCTCGGTTTCTCCGTCACCCTTCATACTTACCACAAAGTTGGAAAGCATGTATCGGTTGGATGATGCCCAATCATAAAGCTCCTGAAGAGTTGTAAAGTCATCTGACTCGGCAATAAGGTTTGGCTGAGCATCGTCCAAAGAGTAAGCGCCAAAGGACTCACCAGCGTCATCCGTACCCATATATGAGCCACGATAAACTTGGAGTTTGAATGTATCTTCAGTATCACCTGCTACAATCTGCGCTCCATAACCTACTTTCAAAACTTCTCCTACCTTAACTCCATTGCCGGCAATTCCTTCGTTCTTGCATTTCAATACCAAAGTATTGCCGCTTGAAATAGTAATAGTAAGAGTTGCACACTTGGTAGTTGCTGCTCGTGCATAATACAGTTTAGGAGCACCAGCTGAACCTGTAAGCGGAGTGAAAATTTTCTCGGCTAAATTACCGACAAATCCTCCACCCATGAAAGACAAAAAGTCTTCATAGTTCTCAAACTCATAAACTGATTTCAGTCCTTGAGCAAGCTCGCCATGAACACCTGAACCGCCAGCAAATTCATATGAGCCATTCATAGACAATCCAGTGTCAATAATCATGACGTTGCCAAATTCAGCAACGTTGACTACCGAAGTAGGATTGTAAACTGTAGCAGCATATGAACCTGGTTCAATGTAGTTCTTTCCGTGAAAATTGACTACTGTTGCCATATTATCTACTTTATTTGTTAAAATATATTTGAAATCTTCTTAATTATACCTGCTACTGATTTGTGCTGTCATTGTAATCAATCATTCTCATACAAAAATAAAACTTCTTAGCAACTTCATTTTTTACAAGTTGTGGAACTGTATGTTCGTATTTGAAAGAAAGATTTATGACTTTATGGAATAATGGCACTGGAGTGAGGTCATCTTGCATCACTATATCGTTCCCCGATAGTTTAGGAATGCGAATACCCATCAATTCCAAATGCGGTACAAGCATCAGCAGCATACTTTTCAGTATGTTATACACTACGTTTACTTCAGAAGAATTATTGCTTGTAATCATGATTTGATACGTACAATCATAAATCTGAGTAAAACATTGCTGTTCCCCTATCTTGTTACCTTCTTCGTCCAAGATATTCTCGCTCATATACCCCTCATCCTCACCTATGGTTGATTCACCCTGTTCAGCAGGCAAGAGAATGTGCATTGAAATAATCTTAGCAACCTCTTGATTATATCCGAAGTTTACGGAAAGATTTTTGGGAGTCAGTATCATTTTCTTAGCTTGCACAAAATAATTGTACAAATTCATTTTGATAGGTTTCCCCTCTTCATCGACACCCAATATCTTATACAAGATAGTTTCTTTATCATCGTCTGCGTGTTCTTTCAAATCGTCACGCAACAATTTTACGATACTCTGCAAAGTATTGTAAATTACAATTTCGGGTAAAAGTATTCCACTCATAATACACCTTCTAAATAAGTTGTTACTTCATTTTCTACAATAGTTTCAACGTCAGTCATATTAACCGCTTCATCAGCTAACTGGTAAGCCTTAATTCCACGGTGCATCCAACTCAATGGGTCTGAGTTAGCTCCAGCGCGTCTAAACGTACCATACATATTTTGAGTAGTTTTACCATACTGTCCAGTGATTTTCGTCAAGCCTTCATATATAGAACTTTTGTGAACATACTCATCATATCTCGGATTGTTAGGAGTTTCTTCAATAGCAGCTCTTGACCTTGGAACATCGTAGGGTGAAGGAATTTCCTGAGCAGTTAGCGGTCTGCCCGATTGACGTTTCCTCATGATATCATATATCTCTTGAGGCATTTCGTTAGCAAAACCTGCTTGTCCTACAATGCCAGGTGTTCCATGTCTAAACGGAATGGTCAAATACCAATTCCCACCCTTACGAACTTGTTTGCCTTTTGCGTTGTAAACTGGGATAGTGTACCGTACCTTGCTTGACTTCTTAAAACCTTCTTTCATGTCGAAAGCTGAAGCACCTTGCTCAATCATATTAGGCAAGATACCAGTCAACACTATTTGCTTAGCAAATCTACCTTTATCAACCTTAATGATATTTTGCAGGTATTCAGGTACAGTTGAATTCAACCTTTGCTTAGCAAGTGCCTGCCAATTAGCATATACTACCGCAGTAACTGCATTTACGCAAGTTTCTGTAAGCATATCAATCTCTTGGCTTGTCAAACCGAATTGAGATTGAAGTCCGCTTAGGTCTATTGTTATTGGCTGAGGCATATTATTCAGGCATTACGGTATTTTCAAAACTTTCTTCTCCGAATTTCTGAGCATCGAATATGTAGTGAGCTTTTCTTGCTAACACATTTATAGGCATTTGCCTGAGCTCTGAATCATCGAAAGAACATAACTTACTTTCCCGAACTTTCATCAGCTCTCGGTTGACGTCTATGACGTGATAAACAGGATAGTGAGAATATCTTACAGAAACGCTCATATTAGGAGTTTTCTGATTAACATCCTCTACTGGCAAAATACTCAAAAGACTTTGGTCAAATACTATCTTGTTTTTATCCACAACATACATTTCGCTCGGAATAGGCTCCAACTTAGTGTAATCGCCAAGGAACAAAAACATATTGCTTATTTCCAAAGGCTCATATACTGGATAGGCTAAAAGTTCACCTTCATACAATTCAGGTCTTAAAATCTCCGAATAAAATTCTTGCAATTGCAACAAGATAATTCTATCCATGAACCCAACCTTATCAATGCCCTTAGTTGTAATTGAAGCTGTCCCACGATTAACCTCACCCCAATCAAGATAGCGTTTCTTGCTATCCATATGTTGAGCAATGATACGTGTTTCAGTTCTATCAACAAAAAACCAGCCACGTCCCAAACAATTTTTACAAGTGGAAAGTGCCTGGCCAGTTGCCTTATCTACGCAAGGGCATCTCATCGCTCTATCTATGTAAGCATCGTACCCTTGCGATTGAATGAGCCTTTCAAAATTATCCACCCTCCATCCTACTCTTGGGTCAATCGGAGCAGCAGGTGTTTGATAGGCAATTGGTTTATCGGTAATGATGCTCTTTCGATTTTTATTGTTACTTTCCATGCTTACAGAACTTCAAACGGTATGCCACGATACTTAGATTTCAATATAGGCAAGACTTGATTCATTTGGTCAATGTAAGTCTTTATACGACCTGAGAAAAGTCCACCTTGAGCACTACGGGTCAAAGGAGTGTTTTGACTTACTCCGTCAAGCGTTATGCTTATAGATGTTAAACCAATTCCATACAACACATCGCCTATAATAGCAAGAACATTGAGTGCAGCTAACTTAGCAGTAAAATCTAATAAATCAGCAGGTATCTTATCCCAACCAGTGATATATCTTGTACGCCAGTAGTTTGGAATATAAGCCTGACCAAACCATCCAAGATGAGGTGAAATACCGTTGTAAATCAAAGAATTGTTTGTCATATGAGCACCCTCCTTACTACCAGTGTTTGGAATAAGATATATGTTTCGATATATTGCTACTGACTCAATTTTCTTAATTGACAACCATTCTTTGGGATAGGTTATTTGACAAACATCGTTTATCCATCCCTCCAAATTGTCTATATAGGCAATAGGATACATTGTTTTGATATACCCCCAAGACATAAATTCCTGCCTGATGTAATCTCGGTTTTCCTCTATGACTTGTTTTGTTAGCTTAATACTGAAAAGATTTTCTATCAAAGATTGAGCTGACAGAATGTGTTGAGAAATGGATGACATGGACATTTTCCTACCGTCATTTGAACACATAGGAATACCAAACATGTAATTCTCTAACAACTCGGTTGGAGACATAATCATCCCCATATTCTTGTTGTATTTTACTTTCAGTCTTAAACTTGGCATATCAAAACAATGTTACTGTTGTTAATCTTCCTTTTCAGCCATTTCGTCATACTTCTTCAGAAGATAAGCCTTCATCAGCTTCTTGGAAGAAAGTTTGTCATATTCTTCAGCAGGCAAATTGCCTTCCTTAGCATAGTCCTTCATCTGAGCAACGGTCAATCCGTCAAGATAGGCTTCAAACCTTTCTCGGTCAGACTTTCCATCTTCTTCGGTTTCCTCTTCCTCAGCTTCAGGCTCTTCAACCTCATCCGTTGAAGTCTTTTCTTCCTCTTCAGTTTTAGCGGCAGACTTCTTCAGATATTCCCAGTCATTAGTGCCTTTTACAAGCAACGCTGCACACTTAGGTGACACTTCGGCTACTCCGCTGTGGTCAATGCTAATAACGCCATCTACGGGCACGCAGAGCTTCATAGAAGCAATCTTGCTGTTTTTTGCTTTAATTTTCATTTTCTTGAACGATTTTTAAGAAAAAAAGGGCAGGGCAGAACAGCCCCACCCCTTCTTCGATTGTTACTATTTTCTGACCTTGATTTACTGGATTGTCTTTCCGATATTGATAAAGCGTACCATCTTCTTCGGAGCGTACAGCAACGGAGTACCATACAGCAAAATCATGAAGCGGAAAGCAGGAGACAGAACAGCCAAATCCATCTTCATCAGCGGAGCCAACTGAGAGAACTCAATAACTTCGTTGTCGAACTGGAACAGAATGCTCTGGTCAGTATCGGGCAAGTACCGATTCATATCACGGATAATGTTAGGAGAACCGCCGTCATAACCACGGGTCAAGTCATCAACCGATACCTCAAACAAAGGATAGAATGGGCCAGTAGCAGCTCCACCAACCTTAGTACGGTAAATGCGATATGCCGTTGCTTTGTTAACACCACCACCGTCAGCGAACTTGAGGTCAATGGCAGAACCAGCAGTTGCAGCTACGGCAGTATTGTAAACAGCCAAATCGGACTCACCAAAACGGTTGATTGCCGTTACAGCATAGTACACGTTACCAGCATCCGTGCTACCCCACTTGCTTCCAGCAATTGAAGACTGAACTTGTGCAGGCGTTGAACCGTCCCAAGTCGGTTTTGTCGGAGCTTTCTGAGAAGTGGCGGCTGAAGATGCGGTCTTTGCCGGCAGCTTCTTGAAGAACACATCGTGGTTCAAACCGATACGACCGAACTGAGAATCAAATGCCTGAACACGCTGACCCATAATACCGTCAGACAAGCTCGGAGTATTGGGCACAATGAACTTATTACCATAGAAGTTCTTAACAAAGTTGGAAAGAACTGCGGGTGGTCCATAAATCTGAGTACCCAAACCGTAGTTTTCTACGATAGTGTTTGCGGCAGTTTCGATAGCGTCCTCAGTCAGAGCAGAGCCACGCAAGTCAACAACATGCTCGCTGTCCATATAGTCAGCATAAGATGCCCAAGAGTCAGAATTTCTCTGCTGAGCAATAAAACCGCTGAACTGTTCAGGAACAATCTTCTCATCACCGAAGTACAAGCCTTCGTTCAGAGCACGCAAAATCCACAACGTACCGTCCTTGATAGTGCGCTCCATCACGGAACCAATCATCGTATTTACAAGGGTCATCTGGTGAGTTACGCTCTTGGTTACACCAAGGTATTTCACCAACTGAGCCCTACGTACAAATACGCTGTCTTCCTCTTCAGGCAGCTCACCTTCTCTGTTCCAACCTCCACGGTGTGCACCGTAGCTTACTTGCTGGTTGTACTCTTCAACGGTGTTGTAGGCAGGTTTCTTCGGAATATCCTTCCACAACCGAATATCTTGCTCACGGAAAGTAAGGTGCTTCAGAGTTTTCTCCAAAGACTCAACTTTCAACGGAGCACCCGACGCAGTAGTCAGGTCTGTGGTTTCACGGCCAGTAATCTGTTCCGCAGCCAATGCTTTGTTAAGCTGGTCAACGGTTTCAGAACTTTCCATTCCAGCACGGAAACCATCTTGCTGAGAGGCAAAGCCATAATCAGCCAAGTTGATTGTCAATCTTTCGTTCATCTTATTCTCGTTTTAAGCGTTATTTAACAATTTCATATCCACACTCATTCTTTACACGGGCAATAATACTTGCCGGCAAAGTTTTGCTTGCTTCAAAGGTAGTACAAGCCTTGCTGAACTCAGCGTCATATCCCTTAGCAAACGTAGCTTGGTCAAGAATTTCTACAACCAATCTCGGCTGTCGGCTCATAGATACCTGATTTGACTTGCGACATTCACCGCCTTTGTTCAAATCATCCTCTTCATTACCCTTAGCAAACTGACGTTCAACTGGACGTGCAGCACTGAGTGACTTCGGAGCAGGAACCTCAGAACCAAACTGCTCAATCTTTTCGGTCAAAGCTGAAATGGTGTCTTCCTGAGCTTTTACAAGGTCAAGCAACTCCGTTTCACGCTCAGCAGCTTTCTCCAATTTCTGACTTGCGTCTTTAATCATGACGCCCAAAGCCTTAATGTACTTGGAAGTAATCTGATGAGAAGTTGCCATGGCTTTTTCAATACGGTCAAAACGATTGCCGCCATCACCGCCTTTCTTCATCTTGCCACCGCATCCCTTTTGAGCATCGTCATCATCTTCCTCATTTTCTTCGGTAGTTTCTTCTTGCTCTTCAAAGTCATCAGCATCTTCTGCTTTCTTAGCTTTCGCCTTATTCAGAGTTTGCTCCTTGCCTCCGTTGGTGCATCCGTCACCACCCTTTTGGACATCTTCAGTAGGCTCTAACTCAAGCCCAAGGGCTTCATAAGCCTTCTGAATATCCTCTTCTGTGACTGAAATTTTACCCTTCATATTGGAAATTTTTGATATAAGTGAATAAATCTTTTCTGCTTTTTCAATACTAATACCTGGAATGTCTTTGAAAAGTCGCTCAACTACCTCTGATTTTCCAAAAGTTTGATTTTTGAGCTTTTTATTCAATGACTCTTTTCTCAAAGGCTTCCCGCTTTCAGTGTCCAAACTCTTTTCCTCTTTTGTTTCCTCATCGTCATCCATATCATCGTCAATCTCACCTTTAATGATATTAGCGAATGTTTTGGGATTTTTCGGCTGATGAGTGATTGCCACTCCAGTGATAATAGCTTTTACAATCTTTTTGTAATCAGGAGAATTTTTGTTGTTAGATTTTCTTTTAACAACTTTTCCTTCGATAGAATACCCCAACCGCCTTGTCTTTGAGTCTTTCTCAAGAGTATTAGCAAGCTCCCAAACATCGCAAGCTATCTTAGAACTCGGATACAAATCTGTCTCAATGTACAAACCCTCTGGGCGTATCTCTGCTTTTGTAGGCTCTCCGATAATAGTAGCAGGTTGTCCCTTGGCTTGATGATGCCAATTGACCATACCGCTTGCCATAAGTGGTTTGATGTCAAATCCTTTGGGGTCAAGAAATTCTCCATCGGCATCTTCGTCTGAAGTGGAAGCAATGCCGCCTAAACGCATTACTTGTTCTCCAGTCGTAGGGTCAATGGTTTCTTGAGCCTTTTCGATAGGACACCAAAACTTGAAACTATTTTCTAAATTATTTGACATATCTTTTCAAAAATAAAAGGTCAAAAGTTTTGTTACTCTTGACCTATTTATAACTGTCAACAATAAAATTGCTAATTTTCAGACATCGTTCTTTTTATCCAGCCGTAGAAAAATTTTTTGTTATTTGAATTTTTCTCGCAAATAGAAATGTAATACTTTACTTTTTCCATTCTGCGAGCATTCATATAATCATCATACGGAATGGTTGTATTTACACTATCCGCTACGGCTTTCCAATACTCAACATCTGCTTCAAGCTCCTTAATACGTTCTTCATTGAGATTGGGCACCTCAACGTAAACAGTATCAGGCATCGTAGGAACTTTTGGTTCATCGTTCTGAATTCTCGTACCACAGCTAACCATTAAGACTGTTAGCAAGCATAAGAATAACTTTTTCATACTACTGAATTAAGTTTGTTCAATAACTCATCGGACATACGTCCAGTTTCTTTCATTCCAAACTGACGCTCGGATAGTTTAATGGAAGTGCTTGGTCCCATATTAACACCAGTGTCATACAAATCATTAGCAACCTTTTGATTTTTGATTTCATCGCCCCAAATTGGATTCCAATAATTAGTACGATAAAGCGACTGTTTGCGCTCTTCAAGCTCTGGCGTGGAAATTTTTTGACCGTTTTTCTTATTCTTAATTTGGTCAAGAATTTTCCAACCGCTCCAAGATGGATTTGCTTTACGACTTATACCACTCCAAGTTTCGCCACCGCTATCTCCATCTACTTTCGTCCAAATATCCTTTCCTTCGTTCTTTTCAGTACGATTGAAAGCTGTCAAAAAATCTGCCATGTTACTTAATTGTTAGTTGTGAAAAATCAATACAATCGTGAGACATCCAATTGATTAACTTATCAGACTTCTCACTGTTGCTTAAATTGTCAAAATCGCTCGGACTTATACCAAATCCCGATAGATATTGTTTGAAGCCATCTTCAAGAACAACTATGCGGTTGCCCTTTTCAGTTATCTTCTGAAACTCTTCAGATAAATCTTCCAAATTATCAGTTGATTGTACAGCTTCAAGATACGGCTTCACCTGATATGCTTCCAACAAAGGAAATTTGCCCCTGAATGGAATCAAGTTGGACGGTTTTTTCAAAGCAACTACCTTAGATGCTCTGCCCGCCATAACAGATAGTTTTCTTTCTCTGTTCATAACTTCATCGTTTTACAATTACCTTACTACGATTGAGAATAATCATAAATGAATTTGGTCCACCATTACCATGAGGCTCAATGATAGCATCATAACCCTTCAATGCGGCATATGTTCCGATAGCTTCTTTGCTTCCTTCTGAAACGGATTGATAGATACCAGTAATTATGTCTTTGTTTGGGTCTTTCGCATTCTTTATAGCATTAAGCTCATTTGTCTTAGTGTTCAAATCCGATTTAATACGGCTTATCTCCTTATTCATTTTATTAACCTTGTCGCCCAAATCAGAAGTTTCTCTGTCGATAACCTTTTGAATGACTTGATAATGATTTTTCATCATCCAATCTTGGAACCTTCTTAAAGGATAATTGTATGCTTTAGCGAAGGCGTTTTTGCGCTTGATGGCATTATTTTCCCATTGAAAACGACTCAGCATGAAACTCTCCTTACTATTAGGCAATTTGAACACATATACGTCTGTGCCCTTGCCTTTCTCTGTTACAGTACCACCGTTCTTCTTAATCCAGTCAAACATCTTGCCTACCACGAAAGCATCCCATCCTGGATAATCAGGCTCACCCGTACTCGTTACAGCTCCCCAATCGGTATTATCAATATCAAGTTGAGACATAACCAAGACATCGTTATCCCAGTGCATATCTTTCTTGATTTGCTTCTCGGTATTTTCTGTAATATTGTTCAGGTCATCCTGAGTTTTAGTAAGGTCTGCATTCAGTTGGTCAATTTCGGCTTGCTTAGCATCATAGGCTGCCTTGTCGTAAGTGACCAAAGAAAGTATTTCCTTTCTTAAATCAGGCACCATAGCAACCTTTGCTTTTGGGTCAAGACACATATCAAGAATTTCACCGCTTCTTCCCGCATAACCCAAAGCAGCTCTATAAGCGTCTGAATTTTTGTAGGTAGTTTGGGTATTGTCCTTGTTATGAGTACCGTCATTCACATGAGCATAAATTCCCGAACCATGAATACCAACAGTTCCATAGAAACAGTTGTCATTGTATCTGAAGTCATCAGCATAATACTCTGCATCGTGACCGCCACCCGAAGAAAGTCCACGGAACATTTGATACTTAGATTGTTTAGCCATATTCCAATACGTTGCTTCATCAACAACTTCTGGACGTGCATCAAACCCTCTTTCCTTACATATGTTACTCAACATTGACCATCCTACTTGATAATCATAATCGGATAACTTGTTATGATAACTTCCGCTTACTGAATTCCAAAGTGCGTCCAATTCCTCATCGGAAAAGTCACGATACATGTCAGCATCGCTCTTCAGTTTTCTCGGTACAATCTTACGATTTTTCCTGTTTAATTTTGCATTCAAATCGTTCTTGATGCGCTCTAAATCTTTGAAACGACCTTCCATTGCTTTTAACACCATAGCATGTAGGGTGTCGCTTTCATTCTGTTCCAAATAATTCAAAACGTCATCTTTCTTTGACAAGACTTCATCTATTTGGTTTATGTAGTCTTGCGTTGTTAAGTTTGCCACTACTGACGGATTGTACTTTTGCATACTGTCAAAGTCAGTAACCTTAACGCCAAATGTTTTGGTACTTCCTTGAGCACGATAGTGCAACGCTCCGCCATTATCTACTCGGATAACTCTACCAGCTGAATCAATGAGACAGTTGTCGTTTTGATAAACGTCCCAATTGGCCAATAAAGCGTCAGCGACAAACCCCTTAGCCATCTCATCATAATCCTTAGAAGAAGGAGTGTGTGTCAAAGGAATGTATTTTGACAACAACACTGCCTCTCCATTGTCGTCATAAAGTTCATAATCAGGAACTCTCTGACCAAGGATGTCATATAATTGATTGGTAAGATATTCTGCTTTAACGTGGTCATTGCTGGTATTGCTACCTCTCTTCATCACGTACTGATTACCACTACTATCTTCAACCAATTTAGCACCAGTACTTCCTCCAAGCTGTTTAATAACTTTCAATCCACTTAGGTCTTGAGGAAAAAGCTCATTTACATACTTTTGCTTAGCGTCAACCGCTTTTTGGTCTGAAACTTGTCGCCCAATCTTCTTCTTTCCCTTAAATACACGCCAATCGTATTTTGTCTTAGCATTTGGAGTGGCGGTGTATATGTACATAACTCCATCGACAACCTTTGTCTGACCTGGGACTACCGCCTTACAAATCTCTTCATCAGGCTCTATCCCATTAAGATGGTCATATAAAGACTTTGCGACGCAAACGTGATAATCATAGTCCTCAAGAAATGTATCAGACTTTATCTTGTAAGCATCGCAAGCCTTTACCAAAAGGTCATCAGATACCTTTCCCTCAGCGTTTTGGATGGCAAAGGTATCCAATGCTTTTCTTAACTCGTTCATAACCCCAGCAATATTTCTTCGGCTTCTGATATACTCATTTCGTTGCTATTGGCTTTCGCCATATCTTCTTCCTCATCATTCAACAAAAGATTTTCCGCTTTCTCAACGTTCATATCCTCTGGGTCATCAACGTGATAGTTCACGCCATCGTCCGCATCATGAGCATACGCTTTATTGAGAAGCAAATCTTCTGCTTTGACAAGTTCATCCGAAACAGCGTCACCTTCAAAGTCATTCATAGCAGCTTTGGTTAGAACGTCCAAAGCAACTTTCTTCCAGTCTTTCTGCTTAGAACCAATCATGGCAGCAAAAGCAGGATTGTTACGCTTTTCGTTGGCGTTGTCAACCTTACGTTTATTGATAAGAATTTCTTGGAAAGTACGTGTAGTGAACTGAGCAGGGTCAATGTTCTTTTGATTTTTCTCAATCAAAGACATGATTTCATCACGCTCTTTCTTATCGGCTGCTTCATCGTCCAATCTCGGAGCTTGTTTGAATTCATAGTCCTGATAACGGCTCTTCATAACCTCTATCTGCTCAGGCACGGTGAGGTAAATCTCCGATACCATCATAGCACGGCTAATGATTGCTTTGGTATCTTCGTTTTCAGCAAGTGAGTTCAAATCCTTATTGGTCATAATCATAATACGACCTGTAAACTCAAAGTTGCTTTTAATGTCATCAGGGTCACCGACAATACGCTTACCAGTAGTAGCAGTTGCTTTCTTCATTACTGATGCGCAATCCGCTCTACGCAATACCTTATCGTTGTCATCGAACACGATAATCTTACCGTTGTGAGCTTTGAGAATACCAAGCAATTGCTTGCCTGAATTTACGTCAGGAGCTTCAAAAATATCATAGTCATCATCACCTGGCTGGTCACCCTCTTCAAAAGGTTTCATGTTCAAAAGCTCGGCAATCTTGTTAAAGCCATATGACTTACCGATACCAGCTCCACCTGCGGAAATCATGAAACGCTGTTCAGGATTGTCCAAAAACTCCAAGTATTGTTCATTCAAGTCCTGAATGACTTCAACTGGGTCTTTGTAATCAGGCTCTTTCTTTTTCTCCTTGTAAACAAATTGGTCATACTTGATACGACCTTCCTTTGTTTTCAAGTTAAATTTCTTTTTTACACGGTCATCGTTCTTGTTGAGATACCACTTCTCAGTGATTTGACTGCCATCAACTCCACCTTCGTCTGAATCATCGTCTATATCGACAGATGCTCCTGCAGCAGCTCCGCTTACATCATCATCACCTGAAGAAGTGGATGTTTGCTTTGAACTTCCTTGCTTAGTCATCTTCATAAGCTGACCCAGCGTTCCCGAAGTATCAACCTTTGACATATCAAACCCTCTGCTTTCAAGTTGTTTGTAAGCAATCATACGCATCTGCGCATTACCGTTCTTGCTATTAGCAACTTTTAACAGATTGTCATCCGAAGTAGTAGCAGCCCATTGAACCAACTTCTGTGAGTCCATAGGCTTCGCACCGCTTTTAGCAGATGTCGTCTTTGACGTTGTAGCGGTTGTCTTTTTACCAGTATCAGAACTCCCCGAAGAACTACCGCCTGCTGCGCCAGCAGCGTTTTTCTTAGGTGGACGCCAGTCGAATTTTCCTGGCTTGTATTCTGTCCATACCCACTTGCCGTTGGGGTGCATATCGCCTACTTTACGCTGCACCGCCTTTTCAATTACATCGTTATTTTTTACCATAACACGTTATGTTTAATTTATTCACAATCATATTATGGTAAGATAATAACTGCTTTATTCTGTTTCCCACTCAATTGGAAGCTCTATATGATAGAAGTCCTCCATAATGTCTTTTGTTATTTTCTTAACATTTTCTGAATCTTTGCCTTTTTCAAGCTCTTTTTTGATTAACTTTTTACCACCACAGCAAAGCCTTACTATTTCTTCAGCATTCTTCTTAGCGTTGAATAATTCATAAACAAGCTCAAAATTAGCTTTTGTATCTCGGAGAAATTTAGCAGATGACATCTGCATAGCTTTCTTCAATGATTCAGCAAATTCTTTCGGAGTGGCATTCCATGGAATAATGATTGCTCTGACGTTTTCAAACAATGGGTCATATATTTCCTTATCTCCGTTCTTAACCAATCCCCTATAATCACGCAAAACTGGATAAGCACCGCTCAGCATAGCTTCGATAATAAAACCGTTTATATGAGTGCGACAATAATTAGCATAATGTTCAGCCCAAGATGGGTCAATAGCAAACTTCGTATTTTTCAAAGTCTTAATAACATCACCGCCCGACATCTGACCCAGATACTCCATACCAAACTTAACAGCTCTATCCCAAAGAGAAATTTTGCCGTCCATCTTCTTAGGTAAGTTAGGGTCACGCTTCAGAGTACACATGTAATTACTCTTTGTCTTTGTCTCACTGGTCATGTAATTATATTCTATACCAGTGCCGGCAATCTTAACCGAATATCTTTCTTCACTCCCCTTTTGAATATACGGAATAGCGGCAATAAGTTCTTCCATATGTTTCATAGACTTAAACATATGTGCAGCAAAAAAGTCATCTGTTCTCTTTTGCATGGGTTTTATTGGCATACGTGCCCCATCGGGCAAATAACGTGGATTCAATAACAACGTTCTTGGTATCCCTATTTCAGAACAACACTGATACGCTGCAAGGTGAGCGCAAGCCATAAACAATATCTTATCTTTCAAAGCGGATATATTACTTGCTCTGACATTAAAATAGGCATCATGCACCAAGAATACCTGTTTAATAGAAGAAGGCAAATCAAAGAACTTCCACCAAAAGTCAAATTCAACGCCTTTCTTATTCCAAGCGGAACTTTTAGTTGGCATGAAATTCCAAATAATGATATCAGCATCCTTTACCAATTCTTTCCACCTCTCCACAGCGTTCTTTTCATATACTCCGATACGGTTACTTGGAGGCAGGAAATATCCGTAATAGTTATTGCGCCAATAACCTGTTACCTCATCTTTCTCATAACCTCCAGCCTGAGAATGGAACTTTATCTTTTGTTGATGTTCTCCGCTCTCAAACTCTTTTACTTTCTTGTTATAAGCACTCTGAGTAGTAGATGCAGGAGTCATTTGAGCTACATCTACTTCATGTCCTAAATCTCGGAATGCTTTAAGCATACTGGCGACATATTCTACTATGCCGCCATACTTAGCTATCTGAAAATCTGCAATGAATATCTTCATAAATCAAAACGGCAATTCTTCGTCATTTTTAACATAAATTTCTTCGGGCAAATTCTTCTTAATGTAATTCTGCTCATAGAATAATAACCCTGACTGACTACGATAGAACTTGGAAGCCAATTTCCATTTGACATCGCTAAACTCATCAACTGGTACTGACCGTTTCAACGTATATTCTTCCAACTGTTTATTAACCTGAGCTTGAGAACGTCTTTTATACGAATGCGGAAATTCACGATAATACTCCATGTAGCTTATTGCGCTCTGAATAGTTTCACGAACAAACAAATGGAATGGATGTCCTACACCCCAAGGAGCAATCACTTTGTACCCCTTATTATTTTTCAAAAACTTCCTTAACCAACTTACAAGCATTTCCTCAATTTCATTCAGCGTATCTCTACCGAAGTACCCACGTAGATATTTATACGTTGCTTCCACAGTTACTTCTTTGTATTCCTTATTGAAACCATAATAGCTCTCATCGTGAAAATCAACCGTTAGATGAAAGAAAGGAATATTGAGGAAATCATACAATTTCTCATCTTCCGCAATACGCTTTGGGTCATTCTCTACGGTCAGCACTTGAACTTCGTATTGAGGCTGAAATAGTATATGAGAACAACAAAACAAAGCGTCATCGGAGTGAGGCGAAACAATTAAACATTTTTCAGTTTTCATTACAATTCTTTTTACTTAGTAACTTTGATGTTCAGCTTCACGTTCTTTAATTTCGGGTGATTTGAAACCTTCTTAATAGGCTTGGTGAACGCTCTTAGATTTTCATCCCAAGCAAATCCTGCTGGCTTATGATTCAATATACAACGACAATATGGATGTATTGGTCCAATCGTAGCTTTCCAATCAGCTTGTTTACGTCCGATATTATTACCATTTGCTATAAGGTCTTTGAGCTTGAAAACAATAGGCTCACTGTCAGGATTTTCAGGGTCAGTCAAATAAAGCTCCTTACACTTTTCACAGGCTCCTGGAAATACATCAAAATATACTTCGGCATCCGCTCCGTTATTCTTCAAAATACTCTGAGAACGACCTGTGTTGTATGCTTCATGTAATATGTAATAAGCAACACGCAACCAATCTGTGTCCCAACTCTGAGCAGCGTCAGCAAGTTCTTGAGCTAACTTTGTAGCTCCTTGACGCAGCTCAATTGCCGTTACAGCCTTATCACGCACTATCTTTTGAGCCAGTAGAAGTTGCTCCTGATTATTCTTCAATACTACGTTTCGGAAAGCTCCCGCCATACGGTTGCTCAAATTTGTTATATCGGTGTACGCTCTTTGCTTAACATTTTGCAATGCCAGCTCTTCCTCTTCTGTTAGCGGTATGAAATTCTTGCTCTTCAGGAACTTCTGAAACTGCTTGTAATTCATTTTCTTTGCCCTCGCATCCCCTATGGCTTCCGCTAATATACCGAAAAGAAAAGCATGCTCTATAATGCCTTGAGCGTTCTTAAACTGGTCAACATCTATACCAGCAGCCAATAGAATAGCTTTATCGGCAGCTGTTAGAAAATCAGTACCAAGTTGATTAGCAATAAACATCAATTCATACTTCTTGAGAATTGACAGCATATCGCTTATTTGTGATGCTGTAAATATCATTTCTTCCCCTCCTGATTTTCTTTTATAGCAGAGGCAGTTGCTCGTGCCGTATATTGTAAGACTTCTGCAACTGCCTTCGCTATGTTCTTATTCCAAACTTTTATGAACGCATTTTCATACTCTGTAACCGTTGGAAAAGGAGAAGGAATGAAATGGCTATGCTTATGTTCCTTCTTTGCCATTTTACAAGAATTTTATGCGGTAAATCTCGCTTGTTCCAGCATTGTTATGATACGATACCTTAACATTGCCTTTATAATCTTTCAGCTTCTTCATAATCTCTTCCTCAGGCAAACCGTACTTAAAGCCAAAATGACGGTTATTCTTCAATCTGCTATACAAATTTGCTGCTGGATATGAGGTATGCGTAGGAACTGGATAATTACCTACTTTGCCGTCACCCTTATCATAAGCATCCGCTTCCTTGCTTTCATATGAAGATTTTTCGGGCTTCTTTTTGTCATCGTCCTTTATCCAACCCTTATCTTTGGCCACCTTCTCGGAAAGTATGCTTGATGTTACCGTACCAACTACATGACCGTCATATGAAACTTCCCAATTACCCTTGGGAGTTTTCATAACGCTTACTTTGCTTTCATCGGTGTACTTGCTGTTCACCGTTTTGAGAGCATCCATAAACTTTGCTACCTTACTATCTCCAGCTGTCGTTTTAGTTGCAGCAGCTGCACCTCCTCCTGTCTTAGCTTTGCTACCACCTGGTTTAGCTACACGCCAGTCACCCTTACCACCATTAGCAGATGCACGCCATACCCACTTGCCGTTGGGGTGCATATCGCCATCCTGATGTTTAGCTTTTTCAAACTCGTCAAGTTCAGCTTTGGTAAGCTCGGATTTATATGCTTCCATTTCAAACGGATTAACCTCATCTTCAAAAGACTTTTCCAAACTATCTTCTGAAGTTTCTGCCCCAAAGGATTTCATGATGTTATTGCGCACCATGTTTTGATGTTTCAAAATGTCTTCTAACTGTCCCATATTGTTATTTGAATTTAATTCCAAAATCTAATGTATATCCATATCTGTCATCCATGCGTATGCCTGAAACTCCGATAACGTATTTTTGATTCAAATCTACGCCAAATTGAACTTTATTGGTTTTCAAATCTACCGAAGTACCAATCATTGCCCATGGAACCCATTTATCTTTCTTGTAAATCACTTCTTTTTCGTAAACTGTACGGATATTAGGCTGAATTAAAGAAGTGGCGGAAATGAGCTTGTTTTGATTCACAGTCGCATCTACTCGGAATGTTCCTATGCTATCATTGGAAAAATCCAAAGCGTATTTTCTCTCCAAGTAATAATCTTTCCATACAGCAAACAATGCCGTTGTATCCGTAGGAACAGGAACTGGTATGCTGTCACGAATTATAGTTTCAACAGGAACTGGGCGGTCAACCGTATCTCTTACAGTTTCACCTTTTTGCCATTTGATTTCAACAATACGATTAACGACAGGCTCAGTTTTACCAAAAACCAAGTAACCTATAAAAAACCCTACCGAAAGGCAAATTGCTAAAATCAGTACGGCTATCAATATTTTTTTACTCTGCGTTATCATCGTCTTTATTCAATCTTTTTTCGTAACTTTCAACCAGTTTCTCCAGTTGAGAAATACGCTGTTTATACTCTGTTTCACGTTTCTTACTCTCTTCCTCAAAACTACGATATTGTTCCATGAGCTTGTCATATTTCATTTTCTCCAGCTCACGTTGCTTCTCGTAGTCTGTTCTCATTTCATTTAACTCTGTACGGAATGATTTTACAATCTCATTACTTAGTTTCCGCTCATTCTGATATTCGACATACAAAGCGTCATAGCGTTCTTTCCACCAACTGTCCTTATTGTCAACTTCAGCTTGAAGAACGTCATACCTCTTTTTCCAAAAATCATCTTCCTTAGCATCTATCTCAGTCTGAGATTGCTTCAACTCTTGCTCATACTTCTTCTTGTTCATGGCTCTTGTAATGAGCGCATATCCTATCCCACTTGTACCGAATACAAGTGAAATTATTTCAAGTCCGTTATCCGCTAACCAGCCCATAGCTTATTTCCTCCCTTCAACTTTGTTTACTTTTAATTTAGCAATTTTCACTCTCTTTCGATAATCTTCTGTATCGTAGTTGGAACGTAAGCAACGAACTATCTCATCAGCAAATAACTGAACTATCCGTTCAAATGCTACTAAATAATTTTCCAAATCACTGGGATTGTTATAAGTACATAAATAGAATATTGCTTTGGTTGAAGAACTTATCCTATTGAAGAATTTGTACCATTCCTTATTGTATGAATCAACAAACTGAAAATCTCGCCAATGTAAAGACGGTGTTAAAAGGTCATATACATTGGAAAGATTGTAAGCAAAATCTCTGCTTATGTAAGAACAGTTTTTATTCAACGTCAATCCGCATCCTTCCTTTCCATCACGATAGAAGTCAAAGGCTATGGCAATTCCATAAGTCTTATGCTTCCTGAAGTGGTTTAACCAGTCATACGAATAATCTGTTACCACTTCTACATTTCTCTTGCGTAGCTCATCAGCAAGTGCTTTCTTGAACTCGCTTGACGGCTTATCGAAACGCTTAGATGTTAAATAAACTATCTTACACATAACAACGATTTATTTTGAGCGTTTTTCAACCACTTCTTCGGTTATCAACTCTTGCAAACTATTTATTTCATCACGTTTTGCCTGACGTTCAGAAATCAAAGTATTAACGTCATAAGGCATTTCACTACTACTGGACAGAGCAGCCTCATAGCATTTTATCACCTTATAGTCCGTTTGTTCAAGCTCACCTTTTAATACGTCAATTTTGGCTAAAATTTTTGTTTTGTCGTTTTCAACGACTTCCCATTTTTGAACCACCTTTTCATCCTCTTCAACGTAATAAGGTTTTGCTGCTTCATATTCGCCCAAATAACCATTGAACTCCGAAGGAACAAATTCCAAATATCCATCCAGCTCCTTGAGCTGACTGTCTTTCCAATCGTTCAATTCCTTGCGTTTTACAATCGCCTGAAGTTCTTCGATAGTCCTTTCATCGTCTTTCTTAGCAAGAATGGCGTTGATTATGTCATCATTTACTCCATACTTTACAATCTCGCTATTGAAGATGGTCTCAATCTTATTGACTTCCGTATCGTAGTCAATGACTGATACTGAATACTTGCTTACTATTTTTGCTTTCATATCTTACAATTTTATCTTGACCAACGTGTAAACAACCAAGCTCCCAAACCAGTAGGTGAAGCAAGATTAGCATGATAAAGAAATACGGCAATTCTTCTTGCTCCTCCAATATTGATATAGTCAACATCTCCGTTATCGACAATCTTATGTCCATTGCCTTGAACCGCCACATTAGCAGTATTAACCTGATTGATGATGACCATTAAACCGTCAAACGGAGTTGTAGGCAAATATACATTTCTATCTTCTGTATTAGTACATGTTACAAAAGAACAGTCATTTGTGATATACAAATCTGAGTCTTGCATGCTTGCCCTACCAAAAGAAATACTGCCTGCTTTAAGACGTGAGAAATACGCATCAAAAATATCAACGCTACTTCCTAATGTTCCACGGCTACAAAGAGCAGAAATACCAGCAGCATACTTAACCGAAGTATAACCGCCAAGTGAGGCTCCTGCGCCTGTAAACAAAGCGGCAGCTGCTCCATAAAAAATTCCCAATCCCCAACTATCTTCATAGTTTGGCAATTGAAAACCTTGATTAGTGTTAGCATTGACACTTACTCCTTCGCCAGAAATTCTAACTGATTTACCTGAAGCATTGTTGATATACAAACCACTACTTCTATTCAGTTGAACAGTCTGTTGATTAGAACCTCCTGAAACGTCACGATTAAATGTCAAAGAACCATTAGCCAAGTTGAAATCGGTACGCCTTGTATATTCGCTACCATTAACAGTAGCTTTTGATTGAATTCTACCGTTGGTAATATCTCCAATCTGACTCAACTTAGCAACTGCCTTAGCAAATGCATCATCAAACGTATCTCCTGCCGCTACATCTTCAACAGTAGTGGTGTAGTCTTTCGGCTCCCAATCTTCGGACAGCTTTCCACCCTTACCCATATTTTTCAACCAATATTGAATTTTTCTTATGGCTGAATCAACGGTGTCGTTGTTATTAACATATTGCGGACTTACCCTATCAGTGAAATCTTGAGAAATACGGATACTAGTAGCATACTTGAACTTGTTGATATATCTTTGTATTTTTGATACAATATTCAGCAACGTATCTCCTTTTGCTATGTCCGTGGCTTCACCGCCAGTAGAAATAGATGGCAATTGAGTACCGTAAAATGAATCAGGCTTGGTAGCTTCAGTCAGCTCGTTATGAGCATTCTGTATGATGTTCTGATTTTCCTTGCCTACGTTATTTATAGAAGTGGTCAGTTGTTCCTTATCCCTATCATAAGTTGTTTTGCTAACTACTCCACCAGCCTTATCAAGAACATTTTTCAGAGCGTCCGAAAAGCTGAAGAAAAAACCACCGTTCCACGTTATGCTATTGCCCGTTACTTTCGACAAGAAAGACGAAAGTTTGTACTTAGCAAGGCTCCATATGTTGTTACGTTGAACCTTACCAAGAACATAGTCGTCAGCTGTAAAATCAGGCGTTTGCTCGTTGAACTGGAACACTAACTTTCGATTGGTTTCATCAAATACCCCGACAACATCGTCAATCTGTAAGTTGGAAGATGTTACGTGATATTGTATGTTCGTTCCAAGGTCATCAATCAGAATGTTACCCAAAGCGTCGCAATACTGTACTTTCGTAGAAGTAATTGCTAATGCAAGGGCATTACTTCGGTCTGTAATTTGGAAATACTCTCCAACCGACAATCCCGAATTTTTAGCCATATTGGTAAGCTCGGAATATGTGATTGCAGAAATAATGTTTTGGTCAAGAACAACCCACTGTTTCAGGGTTGGGTCATATACCTTATGCCTCAACTGACTCGGTGTGCTGTCGTACCAAATCAATATCGTATTTGACGGTGGGGTGCTACCTATATGAACACCCGACACCTGTCCTAAATTCTTTGTTGCCATAAATTATCTTGAATATACATAAGACGTTCTTTTACTCCAAGCAGAAACAAAATCCATAGTGCCTTGAGCATATTCACGTTTTGTCACCGTACCTTCTTTTGTTTCTCTCATAATTCTCCACCCATCTTCATCTTCCGAAGTACCCATGGATGCCCATCCGTAGTATTTCACACTATCTGAAACCTCATCAATGTAAGGCTCAGGCAAATACTCGCTAAAAGTACGCACTACTGGTGCGTCAGTTTTCTTTGAATTCATACTTCTTCTTGTTTTAGAAAGTTATCAAATGCTTTTACAAATTCTTCTCTGAGTCCACCCTTATTAGTGTCCTCTTCATCAACTTCCTCAGCGTACAAGTCAAAAGGATTTTGCTCTTCAGCATTTCCTTCTTCTCCATTAGGAGCACTTCCCATAGCAGCCTGCTGTTGAGCCATAGCTTGAGCATTTTTGTTCTGCAAGAAAGCTGAATTGTTAGGAGCGTCACCGCCTTCCAACGGTTTCATTTCATACTTCTCACGTGCCTCATTGACAGTCATAAAGCTGTTGACCTTATCAATGTCCATCTTCAATTCTTCTTCGATAGTCAAACCATTCAATCCTACGAATACCAATTCAAAATCAGGATTGATTTGCTCAACAATGTATTTGTTTAACTTTCTCTGTAAGAATTTCAACAAAGGATATAAACCCTTATCTTTGGAGTGCTTGAGCCGTTGCTCCTGGCTTCCTTCAAACAAACCTCCGTTACCATTAGAACGACTTATGTCCCAACCTATCTCTGACGGGTCAATAGAATAAACAGCGCAAGCTATCTTTATCAGATATTCTATCCAAGAACTGTATTCCATATCTCGGTTGTTCTTCTGAAGGTCAATCCAATCAACATCGGCTTCAATCACAGGAGTTTTCCAAGACTGCATAACCCCAGTAATCATTGATTGCCATTGCTGCTTAAATTGTTGCAATGCTGCTTCATTGTTCGTTCCCTTTACTCGGAAAAATCCCTTTGGAGCTGAACCCTGACTGAAGAAACGTCTATTGTACTCATCACTCCAAAGCATTGAGGTTACAACATTGATAAGCTCTTCAAGCTCCGAACATCCGTAACCATTAGCCCATATTGAAGTGGACGGATTGCGAATACCAAAACAAAGCTCCCAAGGATAAAACTCATTTACTTTCATGTTTTGATAAACCTGAACATAAGCAGGATAATATCCATGAACCTTTGGTCCAAAATCGCTTCTATCTTTCCAAACATTAGCGCCATGCCTTTGGAAGAACACATTATCATAGTCCTTATCAAAAAATGAATCAGCCATACGGAAAGTAGCAGCATCCGTAGCAATAAAATTCTCAAGCTGTCCTCTGCGATTGCGTACACATTCAAAAGTCATTTGGTCATAAACCAATGAGTCTTCAACAATCTTTCTTATAAAAGTATCAAAGTCATCATAACCCCACTGGCTCGTGTTACCGCCTTTCAATATGAAATCAGTGATAGCAAAAGCAATTTTCTTATCCTTATTATCCATCTTCTGCTCCACTCCACCTTTCGGTTTCTTTCGGATAACAAATCCAGTGGAGTATTTGTTTTCTTGCGGCTCTGCAAAATCTGCTACTTGGTTTTTCCTTGTTTTGATAATTGAATTTATAATAGGAGTTTTAGACATCCTCTTCAATGTTACATATGTCAATGAGAATGGCTTATCCTTGTATCCCAAATTGGCATTGAATTCCAATGGGTCAATGAAGAACGACTTTGTATTTTGGTCAACTTTGGGCTGTATTTGTTGGAGCACTTGAGAGGCTCTTACCATGTCATCAGGTGACTCTGAACGTAATGCTTTCTCAAGTGTCCTAAACTTCTTTGCCTTCAGTTTCGCTTCCGCAAGTGAAATGGCATCTAATTGTTTAGCATATAAACTCATACGATTTTTATCAAATTTTTACTTTGAAATATCTAATAACTGATAAATGTGTAAACAAAAGAAAAGGAGAACACTTTTCAATGCTCTCCTTTCCAATGGTCAATGTGAAAACTTAGCCACCTTCATCGCCATCCGTTTCTTCCTCTTCCTCTTCTTCATCTTCAACAAGCAACGTAACTTCCTCACCAGCGTACTCATAAACTTGGTATGATGATTTGTTTGCCTCAGCCCAAGTAGTTATTTCCGTCTTAGAAAGAACTGAGCCGCATTTCCAAGGCAAGTTTTTCTCAAATTCAGTACCACGTACACCATCGCACCACATAACGGTAAATCTTTCAATATTACCGTCAACCATATCTACTCTCAGCGTAGCTTTCTTAGATGCGTCTGTTTTTCTAACAAATAAAAAATCAATCATATTGGTAGTTTTAAGATATTACTACTTCACGTGTAATGGAGACATTGTTCATAGTGAACTTCATAGTCCAAACCCCATTAGGATTAGTTGCCCCTAAATCTGTTTTTGGGTCAAGCATCAAATAGGTCTTTTCAGGGTCAGAAATAGTCAACTTAGTACCATCTACCTCTCCAAAATCTGATGTATTTCCTCCCATGTTACACGGAGTACCATCATGACTTACCTCTACCGTATAAGGAGTTGCTTTCACCGATTTTTTAATGTCAAACTTTAACCAAGGCAGATATTGCTTTTGCGTGTCATAAGGATATTTATCTGCATACCCTGGATTGGTGAAATTCTTATAAGAACTTTCATCCACAATAGCATACAAATTAGCTTCCAAAATTCTCGGTACTGCTGCTTCCATTTCCTCTACTTCTACATCCTGAGAAAGAATGTTAACATCAATTGAAGCAGAAGAATTATCAGCCAAGAATTGAGAAATTTCATACAAGCTCGTAACACTTCCTACACGGAAAGGATTAACTAAACCGTCAATATTACCAGTAACCGTCATCACAGTGAAACGGCTCTGATAATCCAATGTTTCAGAGTCAGTTTGTAAAACTATCCTCTGACTTTCATCAGATGTCTTCTTAATGACTATATCTTTCATAAATTCAAAGTTTTATTAACGGTTTATCTATAACTGTCCAATTTGTTTTCCAACTTCTGAGTGACCATGCTATCAAACAATATATATATGACTCCCAAAACTGAATGTATAACAATGGCTTCATCCAAGTATTCATACAAAATCGTATTATCATCGAATGAAGTCACTTCTACTCCGTTTATTTGAGTTATATCCTCTACCAACCTGTTAAAAACGTCCAAAGTGTTAGCATCCGTCATTTGCTCTGCACAAAGATATTTCATGCTCTTAACCGAAGTATCAAGCTCCGTAGCTATCAGCTGTAAATCTACATCCAACGGCTCTTTCAGGCCTTTTATTTTCTTAGAAATAGGCATAAGGCTACAATGTTCTTTGAACCATAAATACTAAATTCCAATTTTGCTTCATATCACGCTCCATTTCCTGAACGTCAAAACCATGTTTCTTGAGATGTTTTTTCAAAGCCTTGAAATGCTTGAAATCCTCTTTCAAGTCCATGTTCATATCAAAGTTGTACTCAAAGATAATTTGGTCAACACTTCCGAAGTCGGTACAATTGATAAGCACTTCCCATTCTGAACCCTCAATATCAACTTTCATTTTGGTAGGCTTGTACTTCTTCATAACATCGTTGATATTTACACACTCAACTGGAACTCTCTTGCGATTATGTTTAACCAAAAATGAGTAGTAATACGGTGCCTTGCCAAGATAGAAGTCACGGACTTTATCGTCATTACCAACTACTGCCTGTTTGTGGGCAATTACGTTCTTTGCTCCGTTGTCTTCTATATTAGTAGATAGAAATTCATAGTTCACGTCTTCAGGCTCATATACAATGACCTTTTTGACCTTATCAAAAATATCGCACGTGAATGCTCCAATATTACCGCCTAAATCCAGTACAACGTCTTTCTTGGTCAGCTTCAGACCTCCCAATCCAACTGAACGGTGAGTGTACTCGCTACCACGGAACACAGCATCAACAATATGCTTCTCCGTAGAAAGGTTTGAACGCCACTTCAAAGTCTTTCCGTCTTTCTCTGCTACCGCAAGAGTAAATTCACTCTGTACTTCTCGGAACTCCGAAAGACGTTTCACCTGAGCAATGACTTTGCTTTGTTTACAGAACTTTTCAAACTCATCGAAAGAAACACCCAACAATGTGGGAGTGCCTTTGAAATTGACTTCAAATCCTTGTGACCTGCTTTTCAACTTTTCTCTTTCTTCAGGCTCTTTTACAAGATTGATTGAAATATCAAACAACCCACCCTTCTTCTCTCTTACACTGAAAGCAAGAAGGTTTTGTAATAGAATTTGGGTTGTAGTTTTCTTTTCTACAACCTCAAATCCTTTCTTCTCAAAAAAATCTTTTAATTCTTTGTTCATCTTTTCAATATTGTTTTACTTCTTGGACTAAATTTAGAACGTTGTTTGCCTTCACCGATTATCATCTTCCAGTACTTCTGAAATTCACAAAGCCACATTTCTATTTGATGAAGCGTTATTCCATCGTACTGATTGTACATCGGCATTTCTCCAGCAAGAACTTCATCCCTTGTGAAAGTGTAATACTCTCCTTTCTCTATGTCCCAACCAATATACGGAAACGGCTCACCTTTTTCAACTCCAATCTTATGTAACCAGTCATCGGCTATATTGCGTAAATCATATATTGCTCTTTTCTGCTCTTTGGCTGTTTTTAAGTTTGGGTAAATAAGACGTATGCCGATACTGGCACCTGGCCCCACGTTGGTGAAGTCATTTTGGTCAAACTTCATAAATTTTCTATCCGTATATCTCGGAATGTAAGTGAAGTCCTGATAGAACTCATGAGCAATAAAGTCTGCCACCGCAGGCAATGTTTTAAGATAACTGATAATATCTTCTGGCTTCTTAGCGGACATCACCGTAGCAATGAGTTTATTCATGTTCTTATGCAGTGTAGGTATAACCACTCTTGTGTAACAATAATCTCTCGGCATACCAGGTGTTGCTTGAGAATTGATAAGATAAGCAGTTGTATAAGGATTTTGTCCCGAACTACGAACGCCAGCAATAAAACGGCTAAACTCTTCTTCATCATATTCATCATAATCAGGAATGCCGTTGCGCCATTTCTTTGCACTGATTAACTCCGAAGTTGATTGAGCCTGCTTTAATCCCGATTTTGTTTGAGCTCCAAAAAGACTGGGTTGAACACTCTTTCCTTTCGGGTCAAAGGTAAATGTTTCAGGATTGTTGAAGAAACGGAAAACCATCATCTTCCAAATAAGATTTTTCAACGACAATTTATCATCAAGAAGAATGTTCTTGATTTGCCATTGGCTGTTCCTATCCAGCTCACGATAGACATTGGTGAACTTTGACTCTTGGAAAATCTTATTATTTGTCCAAGGTCTTTCCTTTTTGTCAATAAATCTCCGTTTCCATATAAGCTGACGCTCATACATTGTTTCAAAGAACAACCTCAAATGAGGCTCAAATAACGACAAACTTTCATCGGGCAGTTTATCGTACCATGCTGCATGTTCAAACATATTATAAACTTTTTGAATTTAATCTCATCATGAATTCTCTTTTTGCTTCCACATTACCCTTAGACATTAGCTTCAGCAAATTATTCTTAGGCAGTTTTCTAAACGGTCTATGCGGTGATGTAATTAACTTTGTTTTCCTTACATCAAAGTTGCACATATTAGCATTATTCTTAGGTTTTCCAACCATATACACAGTCATCAAAGGACAATACCAATTGCCGTGAAAACCGTGTACTTCAAATAACTTTTTGTCCCATATGTACTCGCATCTTACAATATCCCCATGTTTGAAGTATTTCCAAACTTTGGGGTCAGTATTCATTATTCCCATTTGAATGTTTATTTATCTAATAAACTATGGAAAAATGAAAAGGAGAACTTTCACAAGCTCTCCCGTTCAAACATCTCCTTAATATGACTAAACCTAATCAAAACCTTAAAGCCAAAACCTGACGTGGTGTGAGGTCATAAGTCGTACCGTCCTTCAGCTCCTTCAAAATCTCGCAAGCCTTGATATCAACCTTGATATTGCATATAGCTCTTACAATATCATTGTAGCATCTGCGGCAGTCTGCTTCCTCTTGGGATTCAGGACAATTGAACTCTTTCTTCTTTTCCTCTCCCGATAAAGAACCAGCAACGCTATCATTTGCCTTTTCTTCATTGTAATAGGTTTCATCCCAACTGTAAACCTTATAACCAACATCCATTTTTACATCGCCTGTCCACCAAGGGTCAACATCACGTGTAGGAGCGTCACCGCAATCGGCTAACTTCTTCGTTGCTTCTTCCTCTTTAACAGCCAACTTAGCATTCAAGTCAGGCAAAAGAACATCGTCAACTTGCTGTTTAATTTCCTTACTAGTTTTCGATACCTTGATTTCACCCTGATAAGACAAAGTGTTCATGATGTCAGATTTTTCAACCTCTCCATCATCAGCTTTCCGAATTCCATTCTCATCAACAGTTACTTCCTTAGCATTCTGAAATGTTCCGTAGATGCGACCTACCTGAGCTGCTCGGGCATCCTTAATTGCTTTCTCAATGTCGTTCATACTCATTCCTCCGTTTTTCCTTTTACGAACTTGTTGTATGCTACATTAGCAATCCAACCTAAAACAACACCGACAGACAACGCTACCAAATTAGTTATTGAAACCCAAACTGGAGCGTAGTGAGCAAACAGCAATATTGCTATGACTATCACAACAATGATTGCAATAAAGATAATCTTTCTTTTCATAATTTATGCTATTTAATTATCATGCCGTAAAAACTTTCCAATGTATATTCACCTTTATAACTGTAATTATCCTTTTGGTTGTTAACATCGTCAAGCATATTCTCAAGAAGGCTCTTGCCGTTCTTAGTCCGATAATCGGTATTGTTATACACTGAAAGGTTGAGCCAAGTCATCTTCAGGTTGAATAAAACCTTTCCTAAAACATCCTCATACTTCATCTTTGTGAAATCAGAGAAACGTGAAGCAATCCATTGAGCCATTTCTACAAGCTCAACATTCTTCGGCTCGTCATAAGGAGAAATGAAATCAATGAATTTCTCAAATGCCTTTGGTCCAAAACCTGACTTCAACTTTGGTATGTTATCAGACGTATCACCCATGATGACTTTGTATAACAATACCTCAAATGGTTTCGTAGCTATTACCTGAACATCTGTTTCAAGATATTCATTCCAAAACACCTCTCTTTCAGGCGTGCAATACATTTTCAAATTCTTTGAGTTGTTATTAAACAACGCTACGTTCTTAGTCATGATTTGACGAATATCCGAATCACCCGTGATGATGACCAACTCTTCATCTAAACAATAACCGAAGTACAATGCCCAAACATAAAGCAAATCATCACCCTCTGCTCCCATGACTCTACTGACTATCAAACCCTTCTTCCTTAGTAGGGCTTCAAACATATCTAAAACAGTCAGGAAATGCTTGTAATATGGGTCTCTGACTCTTGTAAGTGCGTACTTGTAATCATCGTAGAAATTGTAACGCCAACTGGATGAGTCAATAACGAAAGCAACACGCTTTACGTCCTTGAACTTCGATAACGCATAGCACATATCAATTATACACTTGCGTATCAACACTTGCTGTTTCTCCTTATCTTGTAGGACTTCGGACATATCTTGTCCCTTGTAATATGTAGAAAAAACGGAGAATGTTTTGTGGTACAAATAATTACCGTCAAATAATATGTTCATATGATTTTCTGTTTTCTTATATAAACTATGGGGACTGCCCCGAAGGACAACCCCCATAGAATCAAACATATGGAAATTTACTTGAGCAGCCCAACTTTACTTGCTTGAGCTTGACCGCCTGAAATCGGTCTGTTGATACTGGTACTCTTACCGTCTTTGTATCCATAAGCTCTTGCTGAATCAAAATTCTCTTGTCTTCTGCGTCCTCTGCCTACATGATATTTGTTATGAATATACTCCGTAACAGCCGTATCATTACGAACTACAAGGGCAGTAACCTTTGCGCTGAAATCAGCGTCCGCTTTCTTATCTCGGTCACTTTCTTCTTTCAGTTTAGCATCCAGCCCAGCTGCGCAGCCCATGAGGTAACTTCTCTGATACTTATCCAAGCTGATAGGCTTCATAGCATACTCCATGGTTTCCTTGTACTCCTTGAAACGCTTCTTGGAAAATTCTACAAATCTCTCAGCAAGCATATCACGCAACCACTTAACGGTTTCCATGTTCTCTTTCTTGCCGAAAATTATCAGTTTCTTGTATGAACCTCCCATTTGGAAGCACTTACAGAAATTCCACTTGCAAAGAACGTACAACAAACGGAACTCCCACTCACCACCAATACTCTTGTAAGTGTATCCGCTCATCTTCTCTTCCAAGATTTCATCTTTCCGTTCTTCTTCCTTGCCAATTTCATCCATTGACAAATTGTACATAGTAAGAAGTCTTTGGATTGCCGCTGCGGCTGCATTGGCTTCACTCTCTGAATTTATCTTCTTAGCACCTTCATACAACTTCTGAAGTTTTCTCAGTTTCTTTAATACGCTGTTCAATTCCATAATTTTACAATTTAATTTACAATGTTATTTTCAATTCTGAAGCGAAGGTACGACTTTTCTCGCAAACGGCAAAATAAAAAGCGAAAAATCTTTGGAGAAAATTCGCTTTTTAACTATTTTGGGCAAAATTTTAACTATTATCACTTGTTTCTTCAGCATTTCCACAATCTAAAAGTAAATCTTGATTGGGGTCAATTTCGCCCAACATTACATTCATAGCATTGGCAATCGGCTCGGAGAAATTATCAACCTGACTGTCTGCTGAAAATATAGCTTGTTTCATAAGCCTTATGAACTCGGCTGCTTGTTCTTTCGTTACCATAATATGATGTTTTATTTTCTGTAATACTTGAAAAAGAAAAAGGAGCCACTTTCTCAAGCAGCTCCTTCGCCCCATTTAGGGACACAATGGAATCAAATGTTCAATATCAAATTATCCTCATCCGCAAGTTTTGAAAGCCGTTCCTCAGTAGGCACCCAACCGCATACGAACACAAGCCTAACATTATGGACGATTGCGGCTTTATGCCATGCGTTAGATAGATTTTTGAAACGCTTGTCGTTCATATACAAGTCGAAGTCTGAGACAGAGACTTCCCACCAAGTATGCGTCATCGTAGCATTACCTGTTTTGTAGGCATACGCAATAACGCCATCTTTCAAACTTTCGATTTTCTTGAGAACACTTAATATGAACTTTTCTGCTTCCATTATTTTAACTCACATGAACCTCCTGAACATCCAACAGCAACCATATCGCCTGAATAAATGTTATCTCGGTTACTCATAATAACGTTGAAATCTACTTCATTGACTTCAAGATACTGTTTGATATCATTGAATTCTTTCTTAACCTCTTTTGAAGATAAACGTTGGAACGGTGCATTGTCGTATATTTGGTCACCCAATTTAGGCAACAAACTTACTCCAGTGAACAAATAGTCATTGGTAAACAATACCGCTGCTACTTCATCCCATTCATCATCCCGAACTTCTACCGTAGCGGATATATTGTTTGATATTGCTTTCTTCTCAATGCTACCCTTGTTAATCCAATAGTGCTTAACCATACCAATGAACTTCAAATGCTCAACGGCTGATACACTATCCTTGCAAACAATCCATCCGCTCTTTACTTCGATAGGAAAGCTGATAACAGCCTCATCACCTCTCAGTACTTTGACCATAGGAGTGTCCTTCAAAGCAATGAACTCTGGGCTGTAAGTCTTGATGCGAACACGACGCAAATACTTAGTAGCATGAGCTGGATGAATGCCGCTGCAATATAAGCCAAGAATTGATGAAGCATTTCCGCTCGGCTTAATTGTAGTACAAGTACGGCTTCGATTTATTCCAAACACTTCTGCCCATTTGGCGTTTGTTTCTGCCACTATCTTAGCACCTGCTTTTAGGACTTCACCCTGAAGAATAGGATTGGCATATATGCCTGTAATGCTTACTCCGATAGCTCTATCACGCTCAGCTATCTCTCGTGATGCAGCGGATAGATATTTGAAGTCAGTATAAAGTGATTGAAGTGTAGCAACAAATGAAGCAACCTCACATGCTTCATAAAATTCCTTTTCTGTCTTTACTCTCTCAGCATTCATCTCAACAAGATTGCAAAAAGCAAAACCACTCTTGCCGTCAATGCTCGGTTTCATTACTATTTCGCCGCAAGGATTAACAGTGTAACTGTAATCAGCAACATTTACCACACCTGGCTCTCCGAATTGCCGTATCACTTGCAGCTTTTCTTTCATTTCTTTGTATGACAAATGGTCTTTGATGCTTGTAAGAATAGAGTTATTTGCCATAGCTCTTTGAGGATTTTCTGTCCACCAGCTTCCTGTCTTAGCTCGGAGCATCAAATCATCATCCTTATCAAACAAAGCAATCATAGCAGAACGCCTTACTCCACCGCTCACAACGCTATCCGCTATAAAACAAATAATGTCGTGAACTTCGATACTGGTGAGTTTGCGTCCTTGAGCACCAAGCATTACTTTCTTGATATTTTCATGAGCTTTTATCAAAGGCTCAGGGCCAGGCGCTACAAACTTTCCGTCAATCAAAGCTCCCTCTGGACGAATAGCGGTGAAGTCCATACGTGTATCTCTGCCATTAAACATGTTTTCCATAAGCCATTTTATGGAATCACCCCAACCCTCAATGCTGTCTTCTATTTTATAAGTCACAAATTCACCAATTTGTTTCTTAACCACGGGCAGTTTATCAATATACTCCTTATGCAAGGAATATCCGACACCACAACCGCAAAGCAAAAGATACATTATTTCGCTGAATACTTCGATACGGTCTATATAGGTAGAACAGCAATTGTAAAGTTTTGCTTCATGCTTCAAAATGCCGCTCGTTTCTACTGGTGATGCAAACTGTCTTCCACGCTGCGATGAAAGTATTTTCTTGTCATTCTCCATCGTCATAGCCTTATCTATCATTTCTTGTACTCCGATATTCCAAAGTCCAAGTTTGTTCAACTTGACTTCGTGCATAGCATAAATACGTTCAATTGTTTCATGCCAATGCTCCAGCCTACCGTCTGAATTACGTTGAGAATACTTTGAAAGGAATACATAATCAGCTAACAAATCAATACCGTCTTTTTTCATTGTTAATCTTCCTTTATTTGTTCTTTCAATAATTTCAAATGCACAACTTCATCCGCCAATAACTTAGCAATCAACTGCATCGCTATACGCATTGTCGTTGTTTCCTCAAGTTTTATCAACTTCTCTTGCAACTTTTCGTAGAAGTCAATTGTTTTCTCTTCTGCCGCAATAGCAATCTTTACAGCTTCTTCCGAAGTCTTACCAACCATTACTCCCGAATTGTTGAAACGCTGGTCAATCTTACCGCCTATCTTACGAATAAAGTCAGCCAATTTATCATAGTGTTTCATTTCAGTCAGAGCAATGCCCAATAGCAGCTCTCCTACTTCCTCAAATGTAGCTTCCTGAGTAACGTACATATGGATAGCAGTAAGCTCGGAGAAATCATTTGTACCATTGAAAATGGGGTAAAACCATTCAGCTATTACCCCATCATCACTCTTAGCCTTGTCAAAACTCGGATATTCAACATTTGGGTCAGAATAGCGCATGGTATTCACCAACGCTTCTGTCAAATCATCTACCTGATTTTTGGTCAAAGGCTTTTTAAGTGCAAAACTTTTCATATCACTTCACTCCTGTGTGACCAAAACCGCCATCGGCTCTTTCGCTACTTCGGGTGAATTCTGTAACCCTGTTCCATTCAGCTTGGAACAAACCTCCATCGCCATTGAATACTATCTGAGCAAGACGTTCCCCACGCTCAATAGTCCAGGCAGTATCACTCGTATTATGTAGAATGACACCAACTTCTCCTTGATAATCGGCATCAATTGTTCCTATTATTGCTACAAGTCCTTTCTTCAAGCTCAATCCGCTTCTCGGTCTTATGCAACCTTCAGCATCCTCAGGCAATTCCATATAAACGCCAGTAGGAATGAGTTTGCGCTCATTAGGATAAATGATAATGTTAGCGGCATTAGCAGAATACAAGTCCGCTCCCGCAGCATGCTCCGTAGCATATACGGGCAATTTTCCATATCCTTTCAGGATAATGTTTACTTGTCTTTTTTTCATACGTTAAAATGAATTTATGTTACTTTTAACTTAACTCTGTCTTAACCCAGGAAAGTGTATTTGAATCCTGTGGTAATCAAGTTAGCTCCTAACTTAGCAAGCCAGAAAGAAGAACTGATATCATCATGCTCTCCTACACTCTCCAATCCCTTATCGGTAAATGCTACCGAACCAAGGTCTGAGAAAATAAGGTCTTTCACGTCTTGCGAATACTTATCTCCAATTGGTATATGTATTTTACCACGCTCAAAATCAATGGCAAGTCCTGGCCAGCCTGTCTTCAAATCGTACTTATCTATGCCAGTGGTATGTCCTATAACTGGCAATCCCTGCTTATCGCTTTCTTGTACGAATATCTGTTGGAACGTGTTTTGTTCCAAAATCATTGTATCAGGTCTGAATCTCACATTTATGCCTTTCAATACTTGCATCTGCTCGTGGAAAGTCTTTCCCTTATCCCGATAAAAATGCAGCAACCAACGCTCTCCAGTTTCATCGTCAACACCCCAAACGGTAAACACAGTGTAGTCTGTACCAACATTAGCAGAAATAGCAAAGTCACATCCGACAACAACTTTGTTGAACTTAATCGGAAAGTCATCCCTGTTACGCACAAGAACATAATTCTCCATGCGTACCAAAGAACGCTCCAAAACCTTGAGCGGAAAGATAGAACTTTCGTTGGTGATTGGGCGACAAAGATTTTCCCTACTGAAGATTATGTTTCCTTGAGTAGCTTTCTTGTCCATAAGGTCAAAGAAACTCCAACGCTGTGGCCAAAGAATGCGACCGTCAGGAAAGATAGCAGGATATTCAATTACAAACCATCCTTTCTTGTTACCAGTAGCATGTATGCTCTTACTTTTCAAATCTCCGTATAAGTCTGAAGCGTGGAAAGGAGTACCAACTACAATTATTTGACCACCTGGGACAAGCATGTTCATAATTACCGAATGAAAATAATCAATGCTTTTCTGCCTTTGTAATTGACTGTATATGACGTTATCTTTCAGTCCATCATCTACTACTATCCAATAAGGGTGAGCACCACGTACTGATGACCCAAATCCCTTACACGTCAATCTCGCTCCGTTTCTACATACTATGTTCGTACTTGCCCACGCTCCGCTCTTGTCTTTGGAATCAGGGTACAGACGTTCTTTCAATATATCATTTCCCTCAATCGTGTTCTTCAATATCTCCATGAGGTCAACGGATTGTTGCAAAGAGAAACTGAACAAATATCCACGGTTTGAGTTTGACTTCGTAGGTCTTGCCGAAAATTGAGTGCCTTTTGGTTTAGCATACTTATACAATTGCCAAGCAGCATAAGCATTGGAGAAATAGTAAGACTTTCCGTGGTCACGTGCAGCTTCTATGCACAACTTTTTATAGCGGTGAACCAAATCTCCCCATTCCAAATGATGCCAAGACAACTGAAAATCGGGCATTACCGAAGTAATGAAATATGTCAAATTCTTGCACCTCAATATTTCTTCTACCGATTGAGACAACCTATCCGTGTATCTCGGAGCAAAGTCAATATGAGGATTGCCCGTGTACATAACTTGAAACGTATCTTTTAGCAAGCAATCCAATACATAATCTAAATCTCCATCTGAACCTGACATAAGCTCTAATATGCCTTTATCGTCCATACTATCAATTATCTCGTCAACTATTGAAAGACATTCCAATTGATGAGTTGGCGACTGAAGAAGGCTTACCAGCTTCTTATCTTTTTGCTCTATTGTATCTAAATCAAACATAATCCTCCTATATGCGACAAAAGCTTACGGATTGCTCCGTCAGCCTCAGCTAAATAAAAACAAAACTACTAAAAGCGCAGCGACTCACAAACGCTGTTCTTGAATTCATCATATTTCTGTTTCTTTTGTTCTTCTGATAAACTGGTATCTGATTCAATACTGTTCTTGAAACGCAAGATGTCATTGTTCATAACTTCCGCCATACTCAATACTTCCGTTTCGATAGTGTTATGACAATCGTTCTTGTCGAAGTTCAAAACAAACTCATGCGTTCCTTTCGTGAATCTCAACAATCCGAAAGCTCTCAAAAGATTGAACATAGCCTTTGCCTGATTATGAGACAACGTTGTCTTCTTTACAACTTCCGTTTCGGTGATAATTCTCGTTGATGCTTGTTCTACTGGAGCGCCACCTGTAACTATCATCCAAAGTTTGGTGCGATTTTGCTCTGCTTGAAGACGGTTGGAAGTATTGCTCAAGAACTCACCCAAACTCTCAGGCTTCTTAGTCTTCATGTCCAAATAGTCATGAATGACCTTATCCTCAAGAATAACTACTTCAACACCTCTTTCCTTAGCAGCAGCCATTGCCTTTTGAGCAACCTGAGGCTCAAGACACGCCATAATAAGTACGGACTGTTCGGGCTTCAGCTTAGGCTTCACTGCATGAGTTTCAGGTGCCTTCGGTGCTTGCTCATCGCCTTTCTTAGCTTCACCAGTATCTTTCTTCACTCTCTTAGCAGTAGCTTCACCTGCGGCACGGGCAGCTTCCATTTCTGCTTTTGTTCTCCGTTTACGCTTCGGAGCTTCATTGTTCAATTGTTCAGTCATACGATTAAAATTTTCAATTTATGTTTATAATAACTGTCTATTCCAAGTTGTACCTGCGATATATGTCTTTCAACCAAGGTGTATCATCACCCTTGCGTTCAAGCTCATTAATGAAAGCTCTTATACAAGCAATCCCTTTATAGTCTGGACGCTCACCACCTTTGATATTAAATTTCTGTTGAGCTATGGCTATGCCGGCATTCAATCCTTCGTGCATCGTCACGGCTTCATTGCCTCCACCACGAACATACACATAAGCAAGTAACTTGGCTGCGAAGTTCACGGACATCATAGAAGAACCAACGCTGTTGAACGCTTCTTCTAATTGCTGTGCTAATTGAAATGTTTGATAACTCATTTTGCTGCACATTTGAATTCAAAGAACTCGCTACCTACCGCACGACCTGAAGAAACGTCATCCCCAGCTCCTTCTCCTTTCTTAGCTCTTAACTTCTTCATAAACCAACGCAAAAGGTCTGCTGTAGCTTCTACGTCATTCATAGCACCGTGAGCATCGGTGAGCTTAATCTTAGCACGTTCGCAACAAGCTCCCAAATTTATCTTTTCATCACCCGATACTCCGAAAGCTAATTTAGCAATAGGAAATGTATCAATAAAGTTAGGATACATCCACTCACTAATATCATTGCTTTCTCCGCAAAAATTCAAAGCAAAATTCAAGAAACGGTTATCAAACGGTATATTATGACCTACTGGAAACAACCGTCCCATTTCCTTACGTTTTGACTTTGCCCTATGAGTTTCCCAAAACTCCTTGACTGTAGCAACAAAATCCTTTACTTTCAATCCCTTGTTTATATCGGACATTGAAACCATCGTATGGTCAAGCGCATCTTTTTCAATCACTAAATCTCCATACGGCTTAACGAATGTTTCCCAACGGTCTATTTCTTTCAAAGTACGTCCGTCAAGAACTACAGCAGCATACTGAGTGATTGGATTTTTCGTTTCGTCCAAACCTCCAGTTTCTGTATCAAATACTATGTAATTACTCTTTATCATATATGTTGATTTTTCTCTATTTATAGAACTTTGTTCAAAAAGAATTGCCCCTAAATCCGCTTATGCATCAGCTTCATTAGGGGCAAGGATAAAAATGTTCGTCTAAATATATGTAAATTATCTATTGCCTATTACTTAATATAACATTTGAGCACCTAATACAGAGCATACAAATGTAGCATCAACTAGTCGCAGATGAATGCCTTGTTAACATCTAAAATATCGGGTTGCTGATAATCCGCTTCACGACAATGTCTCTCATCGCTATCAACCTCTGAAACAGAAGTGCTATGATTGCTTAAAGGCTGACCCTTCTTCATGTTATAGGCACCACGAACAAGGAGCGCAATTATCAGTATTACCTTTGCGAGAAAAATCATTTGCCTTCGGTCTGCTCAGCGTTGTCCTTATTCTCCCTACCTTCGGGCTTTTCATCATTGCTCGGTGCCTCAGGCTTCTGCTCGCCATCACTCTCCGTTCCCTCTTCAGGGTGGTGAACTACGGCTACACAAATACCGTTCTTGAACTGCTCCATAGCTATCTGATAACCTCTCTTGAATTGTGAGTTAGACTCATCGTCAAGAATTTTAACAAAACGCTCTTTTGCTTCTTTCAAAGCGTTTTCAACAATAGCGTCAACCTCTGCCTTAGTGTACTTCTGATTTTGAACATCAAACACTTCGGCTACACGGTTAGCAACCGCCTGAACAAATACCGCATTGTCGGTATCTCCGTGTTGTTTGTACTTATGTACCGAATAGTACAATGAGTTCATAATCACAGCACGCTCTTTGTCATTAAACAAAGCCTTTGCGAGTTTCTTTTCAATCTTAGCTTTCTTCATTTTGTTACTTTTTTATTTTGTTAATAAATCAAAACTTTCCCAATCTTCAATATATTTCAAAGTGAACTTTCCGTTATCATCCTTGCGATATATAACCACATATCTTTGTCTGAACCATAATGGGTCATTGTTAGGCTTAACAAATCTAAACTGGTCATCATACGCATCATTCCTTTTCTGCTCTTCAAAAGGAGCTACTTTTACAATCTCTCCTTTTTTGTAGGGCTTGAGAAGATGTTTGTTCCAAGAACGCTTCTCAGGAATATCGTTCACCATAAGAAACTTTGGTAACTTTTCTTTGCTCGTTATCGCTTTCATATCATTGTCAAATTTTTATTGTAAACTTTGTAGAAAAAGAAACGGAGTTGTCAAGCGACAAACTCCGTATTCATTTTCATCATGGAGAAATGTGGTTATTTCTTACCTTTCTTGGCAGCTGCTTTCTTCGGCTCAACAACTTTCCTGAGTGAAGATGACGGCTGAAAGCGCAAAGTATGGCTTTCGGGCACATCCATAGGCTTCTTAGTCAACGGATTGATACCTTTGCGGGCAGGATTAACCTTCTGCTTGAACTTACCAAGCTGCGGCAAATTTACCTCTCCGCCTTTATCAACGCACTCTTCAATGATTACAGGCTGGATAGCATCAATCACTTTGTTAACATCGTTCTTCGTCAGCCCAGTCTTTTCGGCTACTGCTGACACTAAATCATACTTATTCATTTCGTTTTACAATTAAAAATTTAACAATTTATGACGGTATTATACTTGCTTTCTAAACTTCTATGATGTTCAAACCCTCTGATTCCAGTAATTTCAGCATCCTCTCATATTTCTCGTCACGCACTTCTTCACTGTTATACCACATATAAATATCGGCTTTTTTCACAAATTGACCTGATTCAAGTCCTTTGTTTATAGCAATACCCCATTCCCAGTGAGCTTTCGGTTTTTCCACAAACCTCATATCTTTCTCAATGGTGTGTAGGTCATATGCCGATATTACAATGCCTTCTTCTTGGAAACTGATGACGGTCTTTTTAAGACGTTTGTGCTCATCGTCCGCTGGGATAGCGTCTTGCTTCTTTCCGCTGTCCTCAGGTATCTGACTTTCTCTTACCTTTACCATACTTCAATTGTTTTTGGATTAGCATAAACTGTCCAAGGGCTTGCATTCTCATCGGCTATGAATACAACATCACCTTGCTTTAGCCTTATTACTTGCCCAAAGGTGAAATCCTCTGTATGATAATCTTTGCTTATAAGTTCTGTATGCGGTTGTATTCCTCTTGGAAAGAAAGAGTCAACATTCCATCCTTCTTCATCACTCTTTTCATTGTCTGGATGAACGCCTAAACAAACTACTTCTTCCCAAGAACAATTCAACTCCTTTTCTATCAAACTCTTGTACCTTTCGGTGAACGGAAAACTTTTGAGCATTTCTTCAAAGCCTTCCTTTGCTGATTTGCTAATTTTCAATTTCATCATAATTCTGTTAAAACATTTCGTTGTGCTATAATAAACTCTGAAATTAAATCAAACACATCGTCAGAAATAATTTTGATATTTGAAAAATTGAAATCCCAATAGTAAGTTTCCACTTCACTATTAACGCCAAGCATAGTGTAATTTAACTTATGCCTTTTCAAAGACAATGTTATACTGATATTCAAATCGTGAATTTTAACTTGAGCGTGTATAACATCGTTGATAGAATAAAATTTTTCCAACCTTACAAGATGTTTTACATTTCTCCCTCTTACAACATGAGAAAAATAAATATCAGACTTTCTTGCGCTTAATTTACCAATAGCAGCGTCATTAGGATTGGGCAAACAATCAATTACACTCTTTACTGCTGATTGAGGCAATATAGAACTTTCATTCAAATTCATCTTAATCCTCCAATCATTTAATTGATGTTGTAAATTATCAATCTTCTCGTTTTTTTCTCTCAAATCATTCTGAAGTGTTCTTATGCGAGCACTCGCAATTGCCCAATCTTCTCTTAACACCCAACGGGCAAATCTTTTGATTATGTTCATATGTTTGAAATTTTTTAATTACTGGAAAGAATAACTTTGATGGCATACCCCTTATGTACCAAAGTAATGGTTTCCCCCGCACCCCTTTCCTTACAAAGTACATCAGTTTATATTTGTTGAATTTGTTATGTATATACGCACGCATATACGGGTACGCTCACGCGCACTTAACCCCTGTAAACCAATCCCCTATTAGCAAATAATTGACCCAATAAAATAATGATTGCTCCTGTGCCCATCGCTATTCATCCGAAGTCTTTAACTACTTCTTAGCTTGGAACACAGGAGCAAACTTGTAAATGTGTTGCTATCACTGTCTGATATGCTTATTCATTATACGCTCGTAGGCTCTCATCAGCTTCTCCCTTCTTCGTTGGGCATATTGTACTTGCCCTGAAAGAGTGCCGTCAACCCAGCAAACGTCTTTTATTATCATTTCCCTATCTTTGGGCTTCAGGCTCTGTATCCTGCCTGCTTTCATCAAGAACATTTCTTGTATGTGTATCTGCCAACGTATCTTGGCCAATACTTTGTATGCCGTTTCCTTTTTCATATTCTTTCAATCCCAATACTTTTATCCCTGCTGATACAACAGCGTGCATCAATGCGTTGTCAATCTCCGTCTTAGCGTCCAAGACTACTTTGTCCATAACTTCTTGGAAGCATTTAGCAAAGAATGGTATATTGCTCTTTACTTCACTGATTATGCTATAATAGAACAACTTCAAATCTCTTTGGTCATCCTTTGTAAGCGTTTTCTTGTTGATAATTCTTTCCGCTTCTTTGGAACGCTTATTTATGTCAGCAATCCAATTTGCCATTCTCTGACGGAACATTCTATGAGTGTAGTCTTTCTTGCTCTCCATATCAGAGCATTGCT